GATCTCTCTCTGGATGAACTGTCCATGGAAGTTCTATGCGATAGAAGTTATTTTGTCCCTTACCAGGGTTTGGATTACCTTCTCCATCTTCACCTTCTTTAGCACCAACCCAAATCTTGTGGAACAAGGTTCCTACACCAGAAGGAGAAGAAATTAGAATAGCATTACCACCGGTAGATAGAGTAGGCCACAAACCAAGCCATAATTCATCAATACCATCAACGTGGGCAGCTTCGTCAATGATTAACAAAGACAAAGCTTCTGAACGACCAGCATCGGTGCCAGTAGGAACAGCTTGAACCTTTGAACCATTAGAGAACTCAAGGTATCTAACAGAACGTGCTTTAATTTGAGGCATGACAAGCCACTTTGGCAAGTTGTCATACATTCCGTTAACCTTCTTAATGAAGTTCTTTGCAACTTCAAGACGAGTAGCGATGACAAGAATATTCTTTTCACGCTGGAATAAAGCCATCCAAAGAGAATAAGCCGCAGATAAGGTAGAAAGACCTAACTGACGGCTTTTGTTTGTTATGACGAAACGGTGTTTTTGGAAAGCTTTTAGGCAGTTATCTTGATATGGAAAGGTTTCAAACGGGATTGGACCTTTAACCGGATGGGAGATTTTAACGTATTTAGAAATGAAATAAGATGCATCTGTGCCACAGCGCATGATTTCTTTCATTTGCGCTGCACGATTTGGAACTGTTCCTAACGTTAAATTCTTTTTAGCGGGCATCAGTCAACTTCTACAAGGCATCCAAAACGATAATATGCCTTACGATTACCAGTATAGTTGTAATATGAAATATATTCTATATCTTCGTTGCAGCTTTCTTCTTGAAGAGTAAAGTTTGGAACTGGTTGACCTGGATATTTTTCGGCGTATTGTTCTTTAACTTGTTTGAGTGCGGCTTCAATAAAGCTTGTTGCTTCATCTCTATAACGGCGCATAAGTTCACGCATCATTGTATCGGAACCAAAGTTCACAATACAAAGATAACGGATTTTAAGGGCACCATCATCTAACAAATCAAACTTAACTGATTGAGTTTGATAAACACGATTATAGTTGCTGGTATCTGAACCAAAGCTGGTATTTAGGAGCTTTGAGAGATTGATAAATTTTTGATAGTCTTTAACAAGCATATTTTTGCCTCTTTTTCTAATTATAGACCTTTCAGCGGAAACTGATTGGTGAACGAGCACTTATTCTTCTTATTTCTATATATTCAGCCCACTCATCCCAATCCAGGCTGGGAAGCTTATCTGCATTCCAATCTATACGCCGGTCATTTGTCCATCTACCATCACAATGAGAACAAACTCCTACCTTACGATAAGATATGCTATCTTCTATTGTTTTCATGGGATAACAACAAAGCTTGCAAAACAAAGGAACGATATTGCTTGTATCAATTGGTTTAACAACTACAACTTTACCGTCATGTAAACTTTCTATCTTCTTTTCCATAGAAGATATTATGATAAGCTTATCCCCTTTTGTTTCCCCTCATTACAACCATAGGATTTTCTTTAACTATCCAAAGCTCTTTTGGCAAGGGCGGCTCTTGTCCCTCTTTAAACCACATTAGCTTTCTTCCAGCCGTGCTCTTATATACGCCTATAATCGTTATTTCCCCAGCGTGAACAAGATCATGACAGGAATGACATACCACAGCTAGATTATGATTGTCATTTGTGCATCTTGGATCACATTGAGGAATGATATGATGGAGATTTAATGCAGCACTTCTATCAAAGCCACATATCTCACATTTATCTTTGACTAACTTGTCTTGACCAGTTTTTCTTCTTTGTTTCATAAGCGGAAAACCCAAGAGACATTATATCCCTTGGGTCTTGAATTCTAACCTGTTTTTATTAATCAGCGATTTGTTCTTGTTTGTGTTTTCTGAAGGTTCAACGCTACACGTTCACAACCAAGAATGGTATTCTGAATGTTTCCATCCGTATACGCTTCGGTCATTAGAGTGCCCAACTCACGATGCGTATCTAGATCAACGTGCATACTAATCTCGTTTAGAATACGAGTCGCCTGTGTCCAAGTTTCCTCGCTAAAACCCATACATAGAGTATCCTGATATACACCAAGAAGCTCAAGAGCACGATCTGTTGGGCTAACACGACGAGCGTTGTTGTTGCGGTTTTGGCTGTTGTTACGATTCTTCTTAAAGTTACTGTTCTTGTTCATTTTACTATTTTTTGTGAGAGGTTATTGTTTATAGGTTCAGAATTCAATTCCGTCAATATTGATTGTTTGATATGAAAACTCTACTGCGCCTTCACTTGGCTCTGGCTTCTCATATGCTGCGCTTCCGAGATCCACACCTTGAATGCGAGCACCACCAAATGTCCATTCCGATTCTACTTTACCCTTTTCATCAAGCCACTTGATAGAGAACTTGATTGCATTCTTTTTGGCGGCTTCAAACAACTTTCTCCATGGGTAAAGAGTGTCACCCTTTTCATGGGGCATGGTATAAAAATATACCATAATCGTGCTCTTCTCCTTAATAGACTGACTATTCTTGTGTTGAGCAAAAATAATCTTTGGAAGTTCTACGTTCTTAATCCGGAAGGCTTCTATTCCTTCTGATTGAAGGACGAAACGGTCAGAATATATTACAGTTTCTTCTGCCTGTTCTTCAGGAGCTTCTTCCTGTTCTTCTTCTTCCTTTTTTGAAGTCTTTCTCTTAAGCTTCTCCAAGTCTGTTGGAGGAGGTGGAGGTGGCGGTTCAGTTGAAACAGTCTCCTCCAACTCTTCATCAACCGGTGGAGGGGGGATTGTTACACTTCGTCCTCGGCTACGAGGAATTCTTGTTTGAGTCTTCTTTGTGTTATTTGCTGTAATCATGCTTCTACTTTTGATTCTAACCCATCATTGTAAATGTCTATAATCTTATCTGCTACTTCTTTGATTGGATCTACGTGAGTTATTACCATAATGGTTCGGAAATATGATTTAAACATAGTTAGCAAATCCATGCATTTAATCATGCTTTCCTGATCTAACGTTCCAAAACCTTCATCTATTATAAAGATATCGGGACGTGAGAGGCTGGATAGATTAATAAGCGCAACCCGCAAAGCAAGAGAACATATCATCTTTTCCATTCCAGAGGCAAGCTCAATAATCCGTCTTGAGTGCCCATCTTCTATGTATACGTCCATTACATTAGAAGATATATCGGTTTCCAAACTTACCTTAAAATCAACTACATTGTCCAATATTTTAGCCAACTCCATATTAATCGCTGGTAGTTGGGTTTTTAGCACCATCGCAGGAATGCCATTTTTTGAAAATGCTTGTTGAACTGTCTCATATATCTTAAGCTTTTCCAAGTCAGATTTACACTCAATACGATCTTTTGTTAGTTGCTTGAGTTTTTCGTTCTTTCCACCAAGAGAAACAAACAAATCTCTCATTTCTCTGTCTCGGGCTTCTAAATGCTCAACAACAACATCAAGCATTAACTTCTTATTCTCATACTCTTTTCTCTCAGAAGATGCTAGCAACTCCTTAAGCTTCTTGTATTCAACTTCATTCTTTTCAAGTTGAGACTTGATTATGGAAATATCCTTTTCTCGGACATTCTTATCTGAGATTGTCTTATTGAGTTTTGTTTCTAATTCAAACTGAACCCTGGACGCCTGTTCATCCATCTTTAAGGTTTCAGCAATCTTATCTTCAATAAGAAGCTCGGCTACAACATTAAGCTCATTAATGCTATCTTGAAGTTGATTTACTCGTTCTTCCTGTCCTCGCATTAGCTTCTTATCGGCATGGCTATCCTTTATGAAGCGACAGGTTGGAAAGCTATCTCCACATGGAACTGTCTCAAGACGCTTAATAGACTTCTTTTGTTGCTCTAGAGTTTCTGTTTCCTTAACAAAGGATTGCTTAATAGTAGATATTTCACCCTTTACACGATCAAGCTTTTCAAGCTTTTCATGTAACAACTTAACATCATACTTTGAACGTGCTGAACGAACCTTGTCCAACTCATTTCTAATGTTATTAACGTTAATCTCATATTCTTCTTCTTGACGTAGAAGATATGCGAGAGTTTTTTCTTTTGATTCAATGTCGTTCTTCAGCTCATTAAACCGAGTTGAAGATACAGTCTGCATAACATTCTGATGTTGCATTATCCAGAGACGTAGTTCATCTCTTTCATGAAGATTTGAACGCTGACTTGTTTGAATATCGGCAATCTTCTTTTCAATCTCTTCTACCTCTTGATGCCCACGCTTAAGAGCAGATGCCCAATCAAATCCAATATATTTCTTGGTCTTCTCATTAAGGGCTGAGAAATCATCCTTGGCATAAACATTGAGCTTATCAAAAAGTTCAAGATCAAGGAAACGGGAAAGAATTGCCTTTCTCTGTGTGGCGCCTTCTTCAATAAACTTGTTAATGCCACCCTGATTTGATAGAGCAGTTAGAAGGAAATCTTGGGGCTGACCAACAAGCTTACGGATCTCTCTATCGGTTTCATCCCTTGAAATGGAATTCTTTTCTGTAAGAGTTCCATCGCTCTCAATCTTATATAGATTAAGGCTGGTAACGGTCTTATCATCATCCTTCTTTGCAGCCTTCTTCGGAGAGTTCCGGATAGTCTCTCTCTTAACAAGGTATTCTTCTCCAGCAATAGAGAATGTCAATTCAGCAGAACAATGCTTCTTATTTTTATTGATGATATGAGCGCCCTTTAGCGGACCTCTATCTGTTGTATTGAATAGGGCATACATGATAGCTGCAATGATAGAGCTCTTACCGATCTTATTGGGACCAAAGATACCAACAACACCTTCCAAGCCATCAAAGTTAACTTCATTACCTTCACCATAACGGAAGATATTATCAAACTTAAGTTTCTTAAGGCTCCATGAAGCATTACGAACTGCATTATCAACGTCTTCTATGTTGAGCCTTGTAAGATAGCCACGAACGACGTTAGAAGCCTCTCCAAGCTGTTCTTCATTTAGGACGTAGCTTTCCTTGTGCGCCTCTACAAACTCCTTATAGAGCCTTACCAGCGCCTCGGGATCATTGCGTAGATTTGTCTTAAGAACCTGATGCCCATCCGTTTCAATCGTTTCCATCCGATTGATAAGGTCATACTTGAATACAACCTCAGAAGCACCCTTATGCTCCTTAAGTTCATTTAGTAGTTGCCGGGCTTCAACCTGCTGAATAGGCTGATTGCTTACAATGCGGAAACGAGTGCCAGGAATATATGCACGTTCCTTACGGGTCTTTTCTATATGACGTAGAGTGCTATTAACCGTTCCAGCCCACTCTACTGAAACATATGGCGCTCTATTCTCATGCTCATGGAACTCAACGTCCCATTCCTTCTCGCTCTTTATATCCCAAACAAGGAAACCCTTGGTTTCCGCTTCTCCAAAGTTCTGCTGAATAAATGAACCGGGATATGCAACCCATGGCTTAGTAGCACCCTTCTTATCAAGACGATAAGCAAGGAACTGTTGCTTATGGATATCTCCAAGCATGACGAAATCCATGCCTGTAAAGAATGCAACGTCTCTTTCGCCGTCAATAAGACGGAACTCCATATCTGTCTTTGAACCAGATACGCAACCGTGAAATAGAGCAATATTAATCTTGCCCTGGATTGGTTTAATCGCCTTCCAACCATCTTCATCAAATGGCGAGAATACGTGAAGAGCAAAACGATTGCCACCCTTTACTTCTCTTGGAAGGGAATATGTTCCAGACTTCTTATGAAGATAAGCATCTGAATGATTGATTGCCTCATGGATAGGAGATATAATATCCTGACGATCACTATTGGTTAGATTACCATCGTGATTACCAAGCATTGTAATGGTTGGAGCTATATCAGCAAGCCCTCTAAGCATCCATGATAGCTTCTCAATAACCTCGGGCGTAATCCCTTGGGTCTTCGTATGGAATGTATCTCCAGTATTAATGATAAGGTCAGGCTTAATCCTACGCCGGAGAGTATCAAAAAGTCTTTCAAAGCTTTCTGTATATTCGTCATGACGAGCAATACCACGCCAATGGATATCCGAAATCTGAACTATTTTTGTCATTCTCTTACACCTTTAGTATTCTTGATATCTTTGCTCTAAGCAAATAGTCCTTACTAAATGGTGTAACAGTTTCCAATAAGGAGTTAAACTGTGTTTGTGTTAACTCTCCTACGTCCTTATAAGGCGCAGGAATATCAAGTAAAGATACTGGAACATCAAACTCACTTAATAGTTCCGCTACCTTTAATGCTTTATCTTTTGCATCCGGATCTAATGCCAATATTACCGGAGTTTTATGTTTTACCAACATCAAAAATAACTTATATTCTGTTGTTAGATCCGACCCCAATAAACACGTAGCATTTTGATTACATTTAATAAGATCAAATGGACCCTCAACTATTGTCAGGGGTTCTTTCCAGTTAATGTTAATCTCATTAAAGATAACATCTTCTCTTTGAACATGGGGATTAAGATATTTTGGATTAACGTCTACAAATGCTCTGCCGGTAAAATAGTTTAATTCACCATCAATAGTAAATGATGGCATAATAACACGATTAACAAAAGCTCTATCCTCTAAAACAATTCCAAACTTCCAATACCAAAGATGAGAAGGATCAAGGTCTTTTGTTTCTAATCCAAATCTCTTTGCAATATAGCTAATTGCAGAACGATATGCTATTTCCATATTTGGATCTTTATTGGGTAATGCCAATAGCTGAAATCCATTAGGAAGCTTGAACTCAGCTTCTGCAACCTTGTTGTTATTATTGGTGGTAAATTTTAATTGCTGAGTTCCTACAAACCTTGTCAGGTATTCTGTGAAATAACCTGGGTGATATCTTTTGATTAAGTCTGCAAGATTACGAGACTTATAATTGCAAACCCAGCAATGATTTGCGAAGTTATCAGTTCGGATAGCCAGTTTGCGCTTGTTGTAAAAAGACCCGTTCTTACTAATGCAGACAGGACAAACAACAGATATATTGGCACCTTGGTTTGACAGAGATCCTTCACCAAAGATTTTGGTAATGAAATCTATTGCTTGACCTCGGGTATACATATCACTTCTTCTTTCGGATTTTTACATCTGTATCCTTAAGGATCTTTATCAGTCCCGATCCAGAAGATCCATAATCTTTATTCCTATCCCAAACAAACCAAGCATACTCAATGCTATCAGTTCCCTTACCGTTAAATGACGGACGATTTGGAATGACATAGATATCTGGGGTGTATTTTCGGAGAAAATCTGACCGCTCACCGCTACCCATGAAGTTAAGTCGTAATAACATACAGACATATTCTGGCTCCAACTCTATTGACTTCTTTATAAACTCTAATGCTTTTGAAAATGGTGGATTTGTTATAACAACATCATATTCTTTAGATAATGGGGCATCCAAGAAGCTTTCTATATGAACCCGGCTTGGGTCTACAGAAGCCTCTAGAACGCTTTTAAACCTATCCTGTAGCTCTACAGCAGTCCAAGTAGGCATAAAGGTTTTGTGCGCTCCTACAGCCCGTATAATAGCCCCATCACCAGCAGCAGGCTCTAACCAGTTGCCGTCCTTAATAGGAAGAACATCTAATAGACGATCAACGCACCAACTTGGAGTTGGATAATAATCGTTCTCTATACGCTTGTTAGAATTTTTCTTTGTTGCCGACATAATATTAGGGATTTAATAACATACCTGCTCTGCATAAAACCCATGCATCACACATATCTTCGTTAACCTTATCATATATCATTTGACCTTTAAACTGTCCAGTTTTAGCCTCACGGATTATCCACGGAAAACTGGGATTTAAAGTTCTAACAATAAGAAAAACCTTGTCTTTCGTGGATGAAGATTTATCTTTATAATCTATTTTAATGTTAAGCTTAGAGCGGGCAGAGCGAACATTAACCATAATAGGTTTAACGCCAAATAACTGATAAACCATATAAGAAAGAATGCCATTGAAACGTCCTAGTGTCATTATTGTGTCAGCAGAGGAAAAACCAGGTGTAAATTTTTTGGCGGCTTCCTCAATGTATATGCGGCGAACTTTCCAAGATGGTTCTACCCAATCTGAAAGGAAGTTATCTGCCTTCTCATATTCATCTTCAAACTTAACAAGCTTCTTATGAGTAAGCTTTATAAGTTGACCGGTCTTGCTATCTAACACACATATGCCAACTACAGACGTGGATATATCAAGACCTAAATCTACTACTCTTTTTTCTGTTGCTGTTTCTCCAGAAGAAGAAACCGTGCTCGGATCGGGAATATTATCGTCTCCGTCCAAAACTCGTATGTCGTCAACCTTCCCTTTTTTGTTAGACTTTCGCACCATCTTCTTGCTGCCTCTGCTTTCTTTACTACCGTAATATTATTCAACGCAGAGTTTCGTTTGACTTCAATAATCTTCTGAGAGCCATCAGCGTAGTTAACAACAAAATCCGGTATATAAAATCTAACCCTACCAGACCTTGCATTTGATGTATAAGCTATTTTATATGGCTCATAATCATATGATGTGATCTGAGGATCTTCATCAAAATGTTTACAGACATACAACTCCCATGAAGACCGATATTGAATAGGACGGGGAGATTTTGGTGATATATGTGTGCCCGTAATATAGTGAGATTGTCTCTTGCCCTTACGGGTTCTCTTTCTACGTTTTGTAGGGGTTTTCTTAGTAGTTGTTTTAGTCATAATACCAATTAGATGATAAGTGGAACCCTACCAATTAGAAGAGGTTATATGGGTATTATATATTACACTAACTCAATAGTCCATTTTGATCTTAAAGAGGAACTTATCGCCGCTTCTCTTAAGGATCGGTTGAGCTACAGATGTTCTTCCAATGACGTTTAGATTATCGTCATGAAGGAGAACGTTAGAAATGAATACGTAGCTATCATCGGTATTATTTGAAACATCATCAATTGAGCCAGTTTGATATGCGGCATATGAAGAACTTATAAGTTGTAACGGACGAGCATATGCATTAACCGTTAATACGTGAATATTCTGAATGCCTTGAAATTCTATATAATATTGCTTTGAACCAAAGAAATATAGTTGAGGCATTTTAAGTAGAATGATTCCTTCATCATAAAATATATTGCCGATTGATGCCCATGTAGCACAGGAGCCAGTTACATCAGCACGATAGAGATTTCCATACAAATCATCCTTAATAACTAATCCAACGGACCCGCTCGAGCCACTTAAATCTGAATCTGTCATTACAAATGTGCCAGGATTAATTCTATTTCCATAGAACATATTGCTTATATCAAAAAATACGATTTGATTGCTGGTACCATCTTTGGTTCTATTATAAATTGTAAGACTAGTCCCCGGTACGCTACCAAAATCTTCCGGATTATTTCCACCAGCAAGAGCTGCGCCTATGCTATTCTGTTCCACAAGAACATCAGCAGGAAACGTTCCAGTAATCATGTTCCTCAATGATATAAGTCCTGGCGTATATATCCCTAAATCATCAACAAATGTAGAGCCGCTTAATGGTCTTAAAAGATTGAAATTTGGATAAAACTTGCCATTATCATTAGGAAGTATTGAATATTGTCTTTTAATATTAGAACCGGTTGAGTACAGATATGCATTTGCTGACAATGCGACCGGTGTAGTCTGATTATAAAAACTAGAAGTCAAATTCAGTAATCTTGGATAACGTCCTGTAGCAAAATCTCTTACGTAATTTTCTAGATTAATAAAATGCCCACCACAACCAAATGCCATATCAGTTGCGAATGGTTGATATGTTGTTCCATCTTTTCCGAAAAATGGAGTTACAGGAATTCCCCCTTGCATTCCGTCAAAACGACGATATGGACTTTCTTCTGTGAAGAATGGAGGTAGATAGAATCTAAGATTTGTTTCCAACTCTGGTCCTTTGGTGGACAAAGATTCTATTTCTGAATTATTTAGATATTTGTCATATAGCTTAAGCTCATGAACTTCAGCTTTCAATGGATAATTGAAGCTGTATCTAATTGGCTGTTCCTGGGATGGGTCTGTTTCTAATTCGTACAAACCTTCTCTGTAGGCAACCGGATGTGAAAAGAACCATGACAATGAATCTGTTCCGTAATTTGAACCTTGATAATAGTTTCCTACAGCCATTACATAAGGATCCGGCTTTATACCAGAACCAGTTACACCAACTGCCATACTAGCAGTTATGACGAATAGACCTTGCTGTACTCCGTTAATAATAAAAGAACCGGTTCCATAGTTGTAACTTGGTCCGCCCCATCTTACAGTAACATGGCTCCATTCATTAATAGGAATAGAATTGTCATTTGAAAATATTGCGTAAGTACCAGGAGTAATAGCATCGGGAGCTATATCTGCCGAACTTGATAGTTGCAACAATATTCGGAACCCTGAAGTATTACCATTAATATCCCTTGCAGAACCTGACACCAAACTCAAAGCATATGAGTTTGTTAAGTGCATTATTGTACCAGGCTGATATTTTCCATTTACACTTGAATACTTTGGCTTAATCCAAAAATCAAAAGAGAAGGAACCAGAGAACCCATATTGAGTTATTGAGTTGTCGTCTTCTCTAAAAGGATTTGGATATAGATATACAGAACCTGTCGGAACATTACTTGCCGAGTAAAAGTTTAAGCAATGATAATTGGTGTAAGAGAAATTTGCTGTCGGATACTTTGTCCTGTAATAAGGCATCAAAGTATTGATAACAGTTAGCTTTCTGCCTGTATTTGAGTTGAAACGAAATGGCGGATCAAATCTTATTATTTCTAACTTTTGATTTAGACGTGCAGATGTTTGTTGTGCATTAACTGCATTAAGATATGTTTCAATACTGCTGGTTATATTCGAACTGGTTAAAGACAGTATATCTTTACGCAATTCGTCTAAATTTTGATCGTTATATAAGCTGGCACTAAAAAGCGATAGCGGATATATTTCTTTTTGAATCTCAGAACGTCTGGCAAATAAATTGACAGAACCAGTCACCCCGTTAACAGAAGAAGATACGTATGTTCTTCTTGGGTTTGTTACTAGGGTAAACGTTTCAAAATCATCTGCTGTAACTTTTTGTATTGACATATCATATATCAGAAATCAAGTCGGACTTTAAATGTGATATCACGTTCGTCATCTTTAAGAACTGGACGTGAAAGTTTTGCAACTGCAAGAAGATTATCAGATGCATCATACATTCCGATTGATGTTGCAAATACGAAAGATTTCTGTTCAACTTCTTGACCAGCATCAATAACAACTATTCTGTTATTTTCATCTGTAAATGTTGGGTTAGAAGAATAGTTGAATTCATCAGCAGCAGCTCGGCAGAAGAAAATGCTACTGTTAATATTTGTTATATTCTGGAATGTAATAGAAGTCTCATTTGACGATGTAAATCTTGTTGAGCATAGATGATCAAGGAAATCATCTATTGAGGCGCTTGCTGCAAAGTTTAGTATGGAAGCAGACATATTTGGATTAATGCCAGTTGTATACTGTACGGAGCTGATTGCGCCAGAGATATAAGTCTTTTGATCAAAGCTTCGTGACATATCTAGAACCATGATACCACGGTCAAGGAAAAGAAGACCTAGTGCATTTGTTGTATTTGCAGAATCTACTATGGTAGAAACCTCTCCACCTTGAAGGAATAGACGATTAACACTTGAACCAATGTCTGTGAGAATAGATGCGCTAACACCTGGAATGACAATATTGTTTTTAACGTCAGTAGGAGTCGGAACGGCAACGCCATTTCCAGAAGCTGACATAAAGAATCTGATTGCTGTTGTTTCTCTTTTAACTTTATCACGTGCAAACAAACGCTTAAAACATATGAATGCCGCTTCTTTAATTGTGTTTGCAGTATTTGAACCGCTCGCCTGAGCAATGAATTCTGATTCTTCGTTACCAAGAAGTTCACGAGCAAATAGCCGATAGATGTCAAGCTTCTCTCTCATCATGAGAGTATTAGAACCAAAGATATATTTCCCATTCGCATCAATCGTATAATTGTTTACATAATCGGAACCAGTTGAAAAGCCATACGTAATATCAAAAATAGGATTGGCAGTTTGTAATGTAAAATCTTGATCAAATACGGTTTGAAACAATGAAGAAGTTACTCCTGGTCCAAGACCTCCAGTAACGAAAACTTGATATTGTTTTCTGGTAGATGAACCGGAAATATCTGCACCTAGAATATCAACCAATTGATTTAAAAACGAAGTGGTTGTTCTAATGTCTTCTGCTGCGAATTCTTTAAAGGTAGCCATATCTGATCTAATGCCTCTCTATGATCAAGTTCCTTGAGTAATTTGAACTAAAAATTCTAAAACTGCACCGGATTGGACACCGGATACTTTTACATACGTGTTAATCTGTTGTTTATTATTAGCAGCCCCATAAATTTGAAACTGAGTATCTGTTATTGCTTGGGTGCCAATTTGGAATGATAATCTTGCTCCGCCAAGGCTTGTTGTAGCTTGTTGTCTTGTTAAAATGTATGTGGCTTTTCTTTGGCTGTCAATATTATCTGGGGAAAATCCAACAACATATAAGAACAAATTATTCATTTCAACTATAAAGGATTGATCAACTAATTCATCGTCAATCTGATTCTCGTTAACGATATTTTGTTGTAGATTCAATACCTTTGTTTTTGTGCTTGTTGTTCCTAAAGCTACAGTTGTCAATCCAGTTTCTAGTTGAATGTTAGGCAATCTAACTAGATTTGGATTTGAAACAGAAATACAACGATATTTCTGTGCTAAAGAACCATTTGTCAAGGCTTCAAAGATTGGAGTGTTTTTCTCAATCTTTTCTTTACCGACAGTTCTTCCAAACTTTGTAATGATACCATAATCTACTTCATCATCACCAAGAGCAAACTTGATAGTTGAGAAGCTGCCATCGTTCTTAGCCAAGAATCTACGTCCTGTGTCGGTAAGAACAGCATCTAAGATTATATTATTTGTATCGCCCTGTAAAAATCCCATATATTAACTCCATCTAATCATCTTAACTTAGTTACCTGAATTGTGTTTATATCTGGCGGCTTTATTTGATTAACGTTTGTAGGTATAGGATCAGACGTTTCTTTAACAGCTATGTCTATTATATAATCTTTTTGCAAATCTACGTTAATCATCTGTAGTTTATATGTCGCACTAATATCTGTCTTGATTAATTTCAAATCATTTCCTGCACGATCAAACACCTTTAAATATTCCGGATTGAAATAAATAGATAGTTTTGATGCATTATTTGTTCTGATTGAATCAACAAACGTATCTTGATTTAAAAAGAAGTTAGGGTAAGCTTTTGGAGATCCTGCAACCGAAATCAACTTTTTGACAATTTTATTCTTAAACTTGTCAAATGAAATCTCAATCTGTGTTGAGTAGTTCGAACTTAAACCATGAGCATCTATAGCACAAACCGTATATATTGCCGTTGTTTCTTTTTGAAATTCTGGATCTAAATAATAGTTCTTTGCAGACGCAGACCCATCTTCAGTTCTTAGATTTTCAACCACTTCCGGATTGATGTTGTATTCCGGTAATTGTTCAACTGCCAATGGCGTTATGCTGTCATTAAAAGCATACATCTTAATCAATTGATACGGTTGGTTGATATTTGCTCTGCGGAATAACTGAAAATATTTTACGTCCCTTTGACTGTCAACAGGAAATCCCCAAGTTATTCTGGGCATATTTCTCTCGTAGTCCCAGCCAATATTAAAATCTGTAGGAGGATTTGGGGGTCTTACTTCTCTGCAATCTATGATAAACTCTGGGCTAGCCTGTGACGATATTAAAAAAGATATCAAACCAGATTGACCTGTAGTTTCTTCTATACCAGGGATTTTTAGTAGGAATACAGAGCGTATGCTATACCCATATTTTGTTCCATATTTGATGTTTAAATCAGTAAAGTTTGCTATTGTAGGATTTTCTATTACAATTGCGCCTTTAGTTATTGGTTGACCATTATAAGGATATTCAACTTTATTAATGATATAGCCAATAATCTGATATATTACGTCTGTTTCTTTTGTTTTTGGCTCAAATGCTATATAGTTGTTAAGGTCTATTTGGTAATCTTTGGCATTTACAATATAAGATGGATTTTGAGCGATTGTTTTTTCTTGTGTATCTTGAGCGCCCGGCAATATAGATAACGTTTCGTCACCAAATATATTGTCTACTTCTTGAGTTGCTGACTTAAGGATCGTTCCTATGAATTTATTATTCAAATTCGTCTTTAGTTTGACGTTGCGAAGTTCATCAGCTATAGATTGAATCGTTGCATCAAGTTTAGGCTTGTCAATAAAATCAATACCAGCAGTTTTAAGATTTACAAAGCTTTCAGCTAAGAAATTCCCTTGTACATCTTGTGTACTAATTGTGTTTAATAACTTTACCATTTCCAACGGAGAAGTGTTAAGTTCGCTTGGATTTTTGATTCCTTGCGATTTTAACATTTCCTCCATGGATCTTTTGATGGCAAAATTAACCTTTCCATCTACACCATTGTCTCTAAAAGCAACGGAGCTAAAAGTGTTACCAGCGAGACTTTCTTCATCTTGTACTTTGGCTATATTGTCAGCTATTGAAACTGTTTCTACAAGATCTGGACGAATTCCTATGGTTACTGGAGTCCAACCGATATTAATGTATCTAGGAACGTAGCGTTCATATTTTCTTTGTTTCAATATGTTTTGCAGAGTCACATTCTGTGTAGTGCTAGTCAACTGCTGTCTTATAAGATTTGGTAACGTATTTTGCGGTTGTTCGTTAACGCATTCGTCCGGCACAAAGAAATTATAAACAAACTCTAAACTGAGTCTGTCTAATTCTCCTGGTGCGTCTAATAATATCGCCTTTTTTGATGGTAATGAGATTGTCATCGGATATCTCTTGCTCTTATCTATATAATCTTATTTGGATTGTTATATATTGCCTTTGTAAATATTGAAGAAGGTAAACTTGCGTTCTTCCCAATAGTATTAGTTGGTGCAGCTTGTTTTGCTGCTTGTATGTCTTGTGCCTCAGTATCAATTGCAGTCTCTATAGAAACAAATATATTCTTGATAATGAAATCACTAAGGGCATCCGAGGTGAGATACGATTTTACATAAAGAGCACCTTCAGAATTTGTCGTCGTTACTCTACGAATATATTTTTGATAATAGGTTTTGTTAAGAGCTTCAGTACCAGCAGTTGTACTGAGAGTCGCTGGCATATCTATCTCGAGCTGATTAAGGTCTATTGGAATATTGAATGTTCTGTCAAATAGTTTCGGTGTTGTTACCAGCTTATTAACTTCATCAGCGTTAAAGACTAGGCTTCCGTATGTTAACAGTCTGTATGTGTCTTTGACGGAATCTGATAGGCTGCTATCTGCCAGAATAGCTTCGGTATTGGTGTAGTTTTGCGGCGTCACTTCGCCGATCTGTGCCAAATAATTTTTAGCCACCGTCGCAGCTTTTGCAGTTAATGATTTTCCGGAATCTTGAGGACTTAAGAATATCTCTTCACTTATTTTTAGTCCAGTTAGAAAGTTAATATATATTCCCAAAAGATAGCTGTTCAAATGATTTCGTATTATTTCCCCCTTTTGGTTGTTGTTTAAGAAACTGTATTTCTGGTCTTGTAACATCTCAGTTATACCAAGCTTCTTTACGTTAAAAGGATCTTCCATATCGGTCAATTTAATGCGAGCAATTAAATCATCATAATTTTCTCCATTAACAGCATTAAGATCCAACATATCTTTTTTGGTTATAAAAAGACTCAAGTCAAAAGTGTATTTAAGTGGTGCCAATATCAATTCGCCAAATCTTAAATCTCCTGGGTAAACATTCACTACCACAACATCAGATTGCTTATCTTGCAAACCTTGTTTTGATATATCTGATATGTTCACACGATCTGTCAATTGACGAGAAAAGCCAGCAGGAATTCCTACGGTTATTATCTTGTTGTTTCTTTTGATTAAAGAAGACGGATTGTTTATGCTTGGTATTGCTTCTAAATATTTTGATGCTGAAGTCAAGAATGAAACTAAGCTATTGTATTCTGAAGGTATAATGGCATTAGAAACAATCAACTCTTTTTCGTTTACATTTGTAACTGGTGATCCAGGACCACCGGTATTTGATACGAGACTATCCGTTACAGAAGTTCTTTCTTTGATATCTTCAAAAAGATAACTTGAAAGACGCAACTGAGAAAAGTTTTGCAATAGATTCAAGTTGCTTACTGGGCTATTAGCTAAGAATACCTGCAAATCTGTTTGATTAAAGAAGTTCTGTATCTTTGAAGAAGCGTTTTGCAAATTGTCATTGATTATTCTTAAAATGCCAATTGCATCTCTGACGCCGTTGCTCTCATTTATTATTCTTAGCTGATTGTTCTCTAAAGAAGAATAATATTCGTTCTGTTCTCTTTGGCTTGGTTTATCTGAGTCCGGTATTGGATTAATAATATTTTCAAATGCCTCTTGGATCAAATTATTTGTGTTGACATTAAGATTGATAGAAATAATACCGGTAGCAGCTCCAATAGATTCGGCGCCCGCCACCGGCTCTACTATTCCAGCAGGTAGTTCAATACGACGTATACTGCCAAAGCGAACTGATGAATACTTCAAAGCATATTGAGATAGTATCTCAAATATAAAAAGCAACTGAGTGGTAAGACTCAAACGATTATATCGTGTTCTATTTGTGCCGTCATTTAATAGATGTACATTGATGCCATTAATCTTTGCAGAATCAAATATCGTTTCTGCTAGATTGCAGAAATAAGAAATCATATTAGTATTCCCAGATGGTCCTTGCCCTATAGCACATCTAGTCAATACATTTGATATATCTCCAGTTTCAACGTAGAACTGCAACTCTTTTGAGCCCGGAGGTCTTCGTCCACTATCTGTCAATATATTGTTAAGAATAGTGGTGATCTCACGAGAAACGTTTCTTGTGTATGATGATATTATCGTAGATAACAAATCTCCATTGGCTGTTGGAATATTTGAAAGAGTCAACAACTCTGATATATCTTTTGAGTTCTTTATTTCGGTGTTGGCTAGCAATGTAAATATATTTGTAGCATTCAAATCTTTATTTCTAGCTAGCCCTGCCAATATACACAATTGAAACAAATGAAGTTTGAGTTCTGGATATCCAGAAGAAGCCAAATTGAATATAGCCATTAATAGTGCTTGATCGGTAGATACTTGAACGTCGTTACTTATTTCTGGGACATTAATATCGGACAATCTATTATTGATGCGAGTATTGATTCTGTTGAGTGCCGCTGATCGTACAGGATCAGTCTCGCTCTCCAAAGCATCTCTTACACTTCTTTGTTGTTGTTCTAATACTATTTTCTCTGCGTAGTTTGTTGATAAGCTACCTATAGTTGCCAATATACTTTCTTCATCTGAAGTCAATTTATCAAATGAGGAATAGATGGTTTTTATAAACTTTTGATTCAGTTGAGCTGGAGTTATATTTGATGGCTGTGTTTTTGTTGTACCGCCTGAGCTACCTTCTGTGTTTCCGCTTCTATCGTATACATTAAACTTCAGCAGATTCTCAAGCAATGTTCTATTGTTTAAAACAACAGAATTGAAACGGTTTGCATAGTCTGTATATGGTTTTGTATTCCATGCTTTGCCGTTTGAAGTAATGATTGAATCTGTAAAATATGAAGACCCCGGTACGTACAAAGTCTTTTGATCATCTGAATCAATATATTTGTTTTCAAAAGCTAATACTTTGGCATTAGGATCCCCAGAATCAATAAACATTAAGGATGCTAATGAGTTGTTTGTTGGAGATTTTGGTAGTTCAAATATTGTATTTCCAACGTCTCCAATAATGCTTGAAAATATACTTGATGCATTGTCTGGATTAACTCCAACGCTACTTAAAAGATTAAGATTTGTTGAGTCACCCAAGCCGTTTGAGATCAAATATTCTTTGGCTAACAAGTAGGTTAATAATATTATTCTTTGATCAGGTTCCGCCGGTAAAGAATTTATAAACTTGTTGAAGAAGTCTTTTGAGTTTGCATTTATTGGTCCAGTTGTAGAACTGAAGTTTTTAATGCTAAAAGTAAATGCATTCTGTAACGTATAGGTCTTATCCAAAACGGTCGGGCTGTAATCAAATTTTCTATCATTATCTATTAACGATAGCAACCCTGCCGAATAATTCTCGAGCATATTCTGAAGATCAAAGAAAAATTGAAGCATTAGTTTTGTTTCAGAAAATGCATCGTATTGTTCTTTTCTATATTGCATTCTTGAAGCGAAATAGTCGCTTATTGGAGATATCTTTGTGTTTACGCTGTTTTCTAACACTTGATATGATTCTGCGGGAATCTTCTTGATTTCAAGAGAGTTTTTAATCAAGTTAATATTGTCAATAACGCTATCAACATAATTCAAGGTCTGTTGTACGTTACGCATTTGAGACAAATATTCATTTCTAATATCAACAAATGGATCTTTGCCATTAGATGCCGCATCTTTAATGTTTTTAATAAGCCCCAATAATGTTTCTTGTCTAAGCTGCTTCGTTTGGAATTGGAAGTTGATCATATCGCCAACGTCCGAATTTCTTCTTATAACAACATCTTGTTGTAATGTAACCGCACCCGGTTGCCATATAGGTTGAAAATCCAAAACTGATAATATTTCCGGACGAAACTCATGAACACCGGAATCTGATACTGGTCTAAACTCAGAATTTTGTATCGTTGTTTTAGCGTAGTTAACCAAGTCTCCCTTGTAGACAAAATCTAGGTTCTTATAGACCGAATCTGAAAGTCTTTTAAAAGCCATGGCAGGCAATTTAAGAGGCAGCGTTGTAGAGCGTAGGACGGTGTTTAAAAGAGTTGTTCCTAGTCCTGTAGTACCTGCAACGTTTGATGACAATGCTGCCGTTTTTGTCGTGATATACGTAGATGGACCGCCACTAAATCCTGGTGTTCCAGAGCTCGGCGTTGATTGGGTGGTAATTCCACCTGATTTAGAAGTAGAACCTCTAACACTTAATCCAAATACTGATGTTCCTGTTGTGCTCTTTATTTTTGCCATGTTATATAACTATCGTATTTGTCTTTATAGGAGCGCCTTGTGTGTAATCATAATACATCGGAACTATATTATAACTTAATGAACCACTTTCACCATCAGTAAGTAAATCAAGGAATTTGAAAGTGTTATTACTTGATATGTTATGTACTGTTCCTACGATTGTTGTTAAGTTCGTCATTTCTAGTTTTATTACGAAATGATCTATTTTTTCCAAGTCTCCATCAACTTTCCATTCAATAAGTATAGAACGTTCTTGAACCTGTGTAGCATTCGCATTAGATAAAACAGGCAATATTTTTGACAAATTAATTGGAATATTTTGAACGTCAACAACATTTCCCTGTATTAATGGTTGCTTTGCGTGATTTGTTAATAATGTTCTATCGGTAACAATATTGCCTTCTGTTAACGTTACTGGCTGTAACCACTTATAAGGGTTAAGAGTATAGTTTGCTAGTTTGCCTTCAACAGTTGTAGCAACTGTTCTTGTTAGTTTAGGCATTAAGGTTTCAGGACTACGTATATACGTTATGACTTTATACACGTATTCAGAAGCCGAATCTAGATTTTTAACGCTACGTGAAAGACCAAATTGTCTGTCGCTAAAACTTGTAGAAGTTATGACGCCAAAGTCTTCTATGTCTCCAGTTGTCAGATTGAATCTAACAATTTTATAAGCCAATAGCGTTTTCAGCTTGTCTTTGTTTTCTATTATGTTTCTTTGATACTCAGATACAAGATTTTGTTCTTTAAACAGCTTCTTGATTAGCTCAAAATCTTTTTCTGAAAGGCTGTATTCAATATTAAACGTAACATCTTGCAAGCCTTCATAGGTTGTTATGTTAAGGTTGCTAATTTTAGTAACTGCAATGTTTTGTTGAATCGGGCTGTAACGAACAACAATTGTATTTGGCGCTGTTTGTTTGCTTCCATCCGGATATATCAGTACAGCCTTGTACTCATACATATAATTGTTTTTTACATTGTAATCTTTGAAAGAAATTGGCGTATCAGAGTTGTTGCGTAACGTAGATATCCCAACCAAATCATATTCTTTCTGATGATTGGTAACGTTTCTTCTGTATATCTTGGCTTCTATTGCGTTTATTGAATATTGAGAAAGTAAAATTTCAATATACGTATCCAATATATTGTAGAAAAGTACACCTGAGTTTTGACGACGATAATATTTCTCTTTCTTTATTATTCCGCTTCTATAGAATCGTACTGCTGCTGATGTGAATATAGAGCCAGGCATTTCATCTGTGACATAAGGAACAAAACGATATATTGCATTATTGATTGTTTTGATCTTATCTTCATAAAAAGCCTTTGCACCTTTAAGCAAAGGTACCTTTCCAATTAACTTATAACTGGATTTTGACAACTGATTGTTTGGATTTATTTCTCTTCTATATATGTAAATTCCCTTAGAGTTTGAGTCTTCCTGAGTAATCTCAAACAAAGCACGACCGGGGACGTTGATAGGGACGGATTTGACTGTTGGCTCTTTTGTCGGGATGATATTTGATATGTTTGAACCGTGAGCGACAAATCTCTTTTCGGTCTGTATTAGTTGACCTTCTCCATTATTAAGCTCAAATATTATATTGAAATCTCTTTTGCCTAAAGAGCCAATTGGAATATTGACGATTTCGCTTATTGTAAGCAGATTGACTGGAATTTTTTCTACGATTGTCATCGTAGCTTGAGGCGAAAGTTGTGACTGAGAATATATTTTTTGCTTTGTAGCAGAGTTTAGCTGAGAGGCAACAATGTTCATTGCCCTGATGTCATTTTTAATGGCAGATTTTTGTGTGTATGGAGCACTTGGAATGGTTCCAGAATATGTTTTACTTGAATGAGATATACTATTTGTTTTTCCAGTTGTTAAACTAGCTGGATCAATTCTGCCTTCAAACAACAAATCTGTCATTTGTCTTTTAACTTTATTGTTAACAACTGTTTGATTTGTTAAGCCATTGTCTACTGACTTTGGCTTATTGAGACTTACAGTCATTACAGGATTGGTTTGGCTTTGTTCATTTAACGTTGAAACAGACTTTGTTGACAGTTGTGTAATCGTTTTTAAAGGCGTTTTATTTACGAGAACATTCGTCGTGTTTAATGTCGGCAATTGATTGTTTGGCAATCTTGAAGTAATATCGCTTTTAATACTCACCAAATATTTGGGAGTTACCAATCCAGCACTTTTATAAAGTCCACCCATTTTTCTCAAATTGAGAATAATATCTTTTGGATTATTATTTTTTACTAAGTTGGGGTTGTTTGTGTCGTTATTAAGCTGATCTGAGACGTGTATGTTTACTATGTAAGCTTTTTCTCTAACGACAGCTACAGGATCTACTACATATGTGATTCTATATTTGTAAAATCCGCCAACAATATCTTCTAACGTCGCATAGACATTAGGCAATGATATTATTTTTGATGGTTGATTTAGTTTAATATTGAATATTGTCATTTCGGTTACTCAACTCATATCATTGTTCAAACACTAAAACAAATAGATTTACATATGTGCTTACATTGTACCCATCAGTAAATACTTTCCCTACGAAAAATACGTGCTTGACTTTACCATTTTCATCGGCAGGAAATGTGCCAAAATCTATAACATCTAACTTTACAACTTGGTTATCGTACATTTCAAAAAATTGACATAGGAGATTGTTGTCTCTGCTTGTTTCAATAAATTGAACATCTTTCTTATAGCCATTTTTTTCTAATTCATCTAATTCAACAGCCAAATCTGAATATTGCAATATTGGCTTTTGATTGACATTGGTGTAATCGCCAATTGGGGTTGCATTAACACGTCCTGGTAACGGCTTATTGATTGGCGGTAAAAATTTAAAGTTTGGAATATGAGAAAGTCTCTTGTCGTAAAACAGGCTTTCAACTTTGTCAATATTAATATTCTGTATTGAGTTTTTCGGTATTGGTTTTGTGGGAGTTAAATCGTAAGATACACTCTGCGGATATACGTTGAATTCATTATAGTTTTCAAATATAGGGTCTGGGCTAGACAATATAGATAATCTTTTAAAGTTATCTAATGAAGCTCTTGTTAATATATCAGACAAGGAACTGAATTGGGAGCCGGTAGCTATCGTATTGTTGATTCCATCAGAACCACTTAAATATATTTGACCAGCAGTTACCGTATAGTTTGTTTCACCGCTTATAAAGTTTCCTAGTAGCTTGCCAGAATCATCTACTTCATATACAATCTGGTCCTGTGGCAGATTACCGGCTTCAAACGTTATACGTGAAGTAAAGTCTAAGCCACCAGACACTAGTGTATCTAGGGCATATATGGCGCCCGCATCGCTAAATGATACGTATTCTATTTTCATCTTGCCGGAAGCTGCTTGGCTTCTGCCTTGATTTGTTATTAATGTATCGAGTATACGTGTTTTTTGATCTAACAAACCAGCCATAGATTAATCCTCGTTATCTCTATCAAAGAATGGTTTTCCACTACGATAGTATATGTCATAAATACCACTATCATATGGATTGTAGCTTGGATTTGTTGCAGTTACATAATCTTTAGATTGATTATATATTGTTGTACCTGACACAAATGAGATCTGCAAAGGATAAAATAGCGTTCTAGGCATTTGTTCATTCGTATAAGGATTAATTTGAGATTTTATAAGACTAGCTACGGTCGTGCGACCCTCTAACATATCTCTATTTTGTCCGTATCTGCCGAGTCTAAAAGTACATTTGGTGTTAACTTGATTTGCGGAATATAGTCCGTATTTAAAGCCTCTTACCGTATTTGAATATACAAAGTTTAAACATGAGGAATTATTGGAGCCAGTAACGATAGGACTGCTTGTGGCACCATATTCATATTTCAAATCAAATCCAACATTTTTATATGACGTAACATTGCCAAATCCAAAATAATCATCTAATATGTCGTTATCATAAACATATTGACTTATTGAACCTGGGAACGTTATCGCTGGACTAACTCTTCTTCTGCCTCCCAAATGAATTAATAAATTGTTGTTTGTTATTCTGCTCTCAGATAAAACAGTTGTCGTGTCTGTGAAATGTGAATATGGATAGGAAGCACTAGTGGCAAGCCATCCAATCAAGAAGTTGTCCGAATTTAATTTTACAGGAGCTGTTGTACTAGCTCTCCATTCCGCATCTGTCTTTGGTATTGTAGGCCCCCAATGAGTAGACAATGCGTAACTTATATTGCTCGCATATTTCGTTGGAGTAAAAAGCTTTTTTACATTCTTATAAGTGGACTGAAAAGGATAATTTTGATACCATAAATTATCAGTAACTGTTTGTCCGTCTGTAGAAGAAGTAAGATTTTCTCCATATGTCAATAATAACAAAGGCTGACCTAAATATCCAGATACTTTTCCCCCATTAATTTCATGAATAGCCGTAGGATCTGGGGCGATTGAATCTAAAAACGTTTCACTTGAATAACAATTCAAATTACGATTTATTCTGCCTGGCTGTCCTTTGTTAAAGAATATATTGAGATATGTTTCATAGTTCCAGATAACGTTATCAAAGTAATCTTTAATTCCGGAGACTTTGTCAATAGCAACAACTCTCTTATTAGTTGAAAACTTTTGATTGATTAATTGTCCGTCTGAACCTATTGAGCTAGTTATATAAACGACATAATTTGCAGCATAACTTCCGCTATATGCTGATGCTGGTTCAACTTCATATTGATCAAAAATTGGCATATTATTCTATTACCTCATGTACGCTATCAGAAGATAGAAGTTGATTTGTTCCGTCATTATGTTCACGACCTGCTCTTATGTAACTCCCATAAAGGATAACTTTCATACCAGGACATATTGTTGTTTTTACTGCCAAATCCAAATACCCGCCAGATTGATTATGAATGTTTCCAAAAGGCGCTGGTAATTGCCAACCAAAAACCAATTTATCCCCTGGCATTATTATATATGGATTGACTTGTTCGGTATCGGACAAGTAGCCAACGTAATTATTTAAAGTAACTGATTGTCCATCAGTTGTTCCGGTTCCATTAGGAGCAAATCTAATATTTTCTGCCGTGTCAACGCTTGCAGGGGATATAAAATCTCTGTTGGAAATTCTATTGAATCCAAGTCCATTCCTGCCGCCTGCTTCAACGTTGCTTTTAAACCCAATACTCACCGGATTTCCTACACTTACTGTTAATCCGCTTGATAACGTCCGGACTTTGTTAACGTCTGTTGGACTTTGAGACATTACAGAAATTCCAGGAAATGATCGTGAAACTCCCTCAATTACATATGAGTTTCTTAATAACTTTGAAAGCTTCACGGCGCCACTAACAACCAACTGTTGAGCTGGGTTGATCTCACAAGACCCACCAGATGGATCAATATGTACATAGTTGTGTTCTGAAAGATACGTTTGCAAATCTACTTCCGCACCGCCACCAATTGTTGGTTCATATCCTCCATCCAAAGGAACGCCGCCAGTATTCCAATCCAAATTTCCTGGCTTATTTACAGAAGTAATTCTTAAATTTGTTATTAAATTTCTTTCGGAAGTTATACCGTTATTTGGAATAATGCTCGTTCCAGTTGTGTCAGCCAAATCAGAAAACATTCTTAAGTTACCTGCATTTTCACGTTGATGCAATATGAAAAAGTTATTGGTCATAAACGGTATTATTGTTTTTTCTGAATAGCCCGCCGCCGTATATGGTCCGTTTGCTAAAGGCGCAGCAACAAAACCGTCATTAATTGCATTTGTGTAAATTGGAGTAGAAACGGAACTCATACTAATAATCAAAACAACTTTCTCTAATAAAAACGGATGCTGAATATTGTTTGAAATGCTATATTGCTGAGAACTAGTTGCATAATATCTTGAATTGAGAGGAAAACCAAAGTTGCTTATCTGAGTACCTGCGGTTTTCATGAAATAATAGCCGTGTACAAAATCTCCCATGGCTGCCGGAACATAAACTCTTGGTACACCTAAAGACGGAGCAAAACCGATTGTTATATTTTTGCCTTGTAAATTTGATAATGAACCACTACGAATATTTGAATCAGTTAAAGATATGTCGCTCAAAGCCTCCCATGTTTTATTTGCAAAGTTGAAATAAGACATTTGTTGAGAATTTTCATCATTTAATAGATCAATATTCAATATTTGTGGGGAATTGACAGACAAATCAATTTCTATTTTATCTTTACTCCAAAGTGGACTGCTAAATCCTTCGCCAACTTCTGATATGGCACTTCCAGTTGCAAAGAAAGAATTGTTTTCTGATTTGCCATCTGCGCTCGGCTGTTCGTTGTCTCGGAACGGTGTCAAATCTTGCCCAGGAGTAAAATGAAAAAATGGTAATCCCTCAATGATTTGAGAACGGACACTACCGGTAGTAACAATGCTCGAAGTAAGATCATTTGATTGGCTATTGGCTAACCAAATATTATTTTCTGTAAATCCTACTGCTGGTATATATTTTTTTGAAGATAGGAATGGGATTGTATATATGTCATTAAAACCAATGGGATAGTTGCCTGTTCTCCCATCAATTGAAAATCTAACATTAGTCGGGTATGAACCGGTAAGTGCATCCATTTGTTGAAGTTGAACTCTAGGAGGCAACATTCTTATTCTGGATCTTTTTTCTTGTCTGCTCATATCAACTACCTCTCAACCATCCGACGAAAGCAACACTATCTGTTCCATAACGAGTTTGTTCTGGTCCATATACAGTATAGCCTGCTGTTGCTGATTTTTGAGTATAAGTTTCTCTAATATCATCGTCTAATTCAACGTGCAATTGTTTAAGTGCCATTAAGAAATCTAAGCTGCCGCTAGTTGCTACATTTATTTCTAATTGCTTTACTATTTCTTCATCTTCGGTATCGTCAAATGGATCTCCAAGACGTTGTGTAAATAGAACATAACCATCAATTATAATGTCATCTTCAATAGGTCCATCACCAATATATTGTTGACCTGCATCAAGAAATGGATCGGCAGTTAGTGGAGCTGCATATTCAATAAACTGAAGTATTCTGTTGTTTGATTGAGGAATTGCTTGAGTTGGATTGCCATCTTCAATATTTCCTTTTGGTCTATGAGCCGGGAATGCGCCTTCAATAACCGAGCTAGCTAATCTGAATGGATGTGTTAATGGTTCAACACCAACTTCTTCACTTTGTTGTGGTCCATCATTGAAATATATTGGGTAAGGATACGTATCCACCCCATTGTTTTGTGACTTTATATATAAGATTGGATTAAATGGAATAACGTTATCGTAATACGATATATCATTCTGGTATTCAGTCCATGAACGAAATTGTCCATAGGTGGTTACACGGGTAAAATGATGTATATTTCCTGACCATATTTTTGGCTGATTGCTTCCGAAAACGTGCTTTAACGTTCTTATTTCTACGCCTTGCCGAACATCATCAATTCCGGACGTGTCCATTCCGGAACCAGACTGGTTATAAATTGCTGCGGCGAGGCTTTGACCTTTATCTTTAGTGTCATTAAAAGCAAAAAATTCCAAACCAAATGTACCATCATCGTATTCTGAGCGGCTTGATGGTTCTTGGTTATAGTTGACTCTTTGAGATTTGAAATCTAAATTTGACATATTCTATTATAGATATGTTATTGTTGAAAAACTAGTATCTTACAAATTTGGCAACAAATAACTGAAGAAGTATCGTATCTCTCAACGAACTGCGACTACTATCGCCAAGATATATTTCTTCAAAAAGATATTGGAACTTTGGTCGCTCAATCATATGGCTTTCAATAACGAAATTGGTGCCATAAAACTTAGTCTTTTTTGGAATCAATTGAGCAACGAATGTACCAATATTTGTATCAAACCATTGGAAGAAGTCAAAGAAGTTTTTCAAGTTAATTTTATCTGTTAAACGATTGAAGTAAACGTTTCTTAGATTTTCTAATCCAGGGTAATCCGGTGAAAAAACTAGTTCCGGATTTCCTAATATATTGTCTAAATCATCTAATGTTGAAAATATTGATATAATGTCTTGATTTAGTGCATCTACAATACTGAAATCAATTGTAAATTTGGTGCTATCTGTTGGTTCTTCAAACCTTGGAATCTCAAATACTGGAGTAACTTGTGCCCAAGGTGTTTGTTGAACATTTTCAAATTGCTCAAAAGAACGTATACGTATTTTATTGGTCGTGCTAGCTTCATCAATCTTTGGAGATATGTAGCTGTAATAGTAACGTTCCGGATTGATAATTTGACTACTGGTCGGGAACTGAGTTGCAGATAAGTGCAAGTTGTTTTGAGAGAAATCAAATATATCTAGATTTCCCAAAGTATTTGATTGGGTAACAATTTGATCAGTATTGGCATCAATACGCAAACGCTCCCATGAACTGCTCTTATAAGTAACGAAATTAAAATTTGTAAGTGGGTCTTGGACGCCCAAAGATTTAACGTTTCTTATATGCTCTAAGAACTCATCATCATTCAAGTATTTGCTCCAAAATCTGACATATGACACGTCTCCGTTAAACTTCGTTTCTCTGGCTTTACTTGGTGCCACAGATGAATCGTTTAAGAAGCTAGTCACGCTAGTATCAATAGAGCCAGAACCAATTACAAAGTAAGAGCCGCTGCTGTTTAGGGTAGCAGATTTTTGGTTCCATACGTTAATACCGCCACCAGCATAATCATTAAACCAAGAACTGGTAGTCGTTAATGAATATATGTCTCCATTAATATTTTTTGCGACACGTAAGAAATATGAACTAGATATTGCAGAATCTAAGTCATCATCATTTCGTCTTTTGCCAAATGATATATACCATTTGTCGCCATCAAATATGTCCACGCCAGAAAGGTAAAGAGCGATGTATGGTGAACTGACATTTGAGTTAGGACGAACATACAAGGTCAAAGAACTGGTAGTTGAAACCGGATAGGAATAGCTTCCAGAATATGCTATTAAGTTTGCCACAAGAGCACCACTAGAAGTAAAACTACTGCCAGTAGCCATGAAACGAACTAAGCTTTCATTGGACGAATAGACTCTGTTCAATGGATGCTTGTAGGTAGCTTCATATGTCCAAGAGCCTGAAGTGAAAAGTCCATCATTTGAAGTGCCTGCCATCTCTGGATATCCTGGCTCAACTCTGCTGCCAGATAAGAATGGACTCTGAAGCAAACCACCGGAAATAAAAGTTAATATGCTTGATACTTCGTTTCTTTTATCTCTTACGAATCCGAGATTTTGACTAGTAGGACCGCCGTATTCTCTAATTCTAAAGTTGTTGTCTGGGTCAATGCCGATTGCTCTGATGAAAGCTTTTACGGCATATACCGTTCCTTTGGCAGTTACAATATCACGAAGATTTATTAATATGCGTCTCCATATTTGATTTTGAACAAATTGCAAAGAAACGTTGTTTGAATCTGGAGTGTCGCCGTAGTTTTGTGCATTAATAAACTGATCAATTGAAGCGCCGGTCCAAAGAGGTGGCAAATCAAGTCCTTGACTCTCAGCTAGTTTCTGTAAAAACTGATCTGGCACGGTATCAGTTTCATTATAATCAACGAAATTAATGTCAGAAAAAGCCTGCGTGTATAGCTTCATTTCATCAAAGAACTTAGCCCACGTATACAACAATAGAAGAAGTGTTTGTGTGCCGCCTAATCTAGTAGATCGTGGATCAGTACCAGAAGTCAAGGAGTTAACAATTGCTCCCTCTTCAGTCTCTAAAGAATCTTGAACTTGTCCCTCATACAGATAATGCTTTGGGATTATCTTAGTTATAAGATTCGGATTTTCATAGTCATATATGCTGGCACTATTATAGAAGCTAGTTCTATAAGTTACAACGTCTGGATGATTTGGAAATAGATTTGGGCAAAAATTAATATTCTCATATATTACAGGACTATTTCCGGACCACAATGTTGCAGTTAATATATTGCGTACATTCAATATTGAGTATGCGTAATAATTTAAGTTTCCATGCAAGCTATTAGAAGATGCATCAATAGTAACTTGTGACATACTGCCAGAAGGCTCATTAAACTTATAATAAGCTTTCAAGTTCGGATTTGCAAATACAGACTTTTGATAATTTTGATATATTTCATTTGCAGTACGTACCGAATGCCAGATTCGTAATTCATCCAATGCGCCAGACAAAGTATTAGTCGGGGTAAATCCAGCAATGGAACTGCCAGAACCAATATACATATTGCTAACAACATCGATGATATCAAACTCTACCGGTATAGAACTGGTACCATATGGTTTTCCGTTTAGATAAGTTGTTATTCCGTTATATCCTGGTGTTCTATTCCATGCCCAGGCAATATGGTTCCATTGATTTTTTGGAAATATGACCTGTGTAGTTTCAACGGAAGAAGCAGAAACGATGTATATGGAACTGGTTGCATAAGTGGTAAGTGCTGTTGAATTAAGCACAATAGCAAATCCTAATGAACCGGTATGTTTATCTAATATAACTTGATTATCATTAGCCATCGCTGGTATATTAATCCAGTATTCAAATGTCATTGGATTGAGTTTTGGATTAATAACCGATTTCCCGCTTGTATTTGTGGACATATCTGTATAAGCAGCACCTGCTTTGTCCACGATGGTAATATATGTACCTCCAGCAGCTTCATATCCGCTATTAGTACCAGACAAAAACAAATAGTTTTGAGACTTTGGATATCTGTCGTAAATATATTTTTCAAAACCTGTTAAAGAGTCTAAGAACGTTTCTGTTGAGCCTTGATTTCCATCAAACGGATATCCGTTTAATATTTTATCAAAAGCAACGTTAACTTTTACTTGTGCCGAATTGAAAAAGGTGTGATTTGAAAAGTCTGACCAATCAACTTTTAATTGCTGAGTTGAACGCAACCCAGTATTTGGCAAGTTGTATTTAAAAGACGACGTGTTATCAATAGAGCTTTCTATTGATATTGCTGGAGTTGATAAACTCAAACTAATAGATTCATTACTGGGCTCTTCTAATGATCTAACGACCGTTGGAGTGAATAAACCCGGTGTTCCTCTTGTTAAGCTATTTGTATTATCAATAGGCATTATGGCATCACCTTGAATCGGAATCCGTTATTACTAATGAAGTAATCCTTACCACCATAAGTAATCATCAATTCAAGTTCATAAACTTCGCCCTTGGCAAAATCCTGCATCCAGAGGTCAAAATACATTCCCTCGGCGTCATATGAACAAACTGTTGCCACATCATCAAATGGGACAATAACCTTACGAGAATAAGCGTTAATCAATCTCCATTTTAGATTTTCCAAAACAACGCTCTTTGGTTGCAATGGTAATCTGCTGGCAGATTGCTCTGTGTTGTAATCTAATGCAAAGATACGCAATCTTGCCTGCTCAGAGCCCTTATACTCTTGTTTAAGGTTGGTTATGTTGACTACCCAGTTCTTCTCTTCTACGTTGCTTATAGAGCCTTGTGGGAGCTTGTAGAGGGTCTTGCCAGAAGCATACGTGAGCGTGCCATCTAAGCTGGTCCAGGCGTAGGTAAACTCCTGAGAAGTGGAGCCGGTTAGGAAGTCTTTAAGCACGGTATTTTCTACCGTATTCAAGTTAACATCTGCGTAGTAAATACCTGGTTGTGGAACGCTACCAATTAGATACTGACTACCAGAAAAACTCTGAGTTATAGAATAAAGACTACGGGTTAAATGATTAATGCTGGCGCTATGAGAAAGAGAGAAGCTGGAAGTATAATATGTGAGATACTTCTCGCCATATAGATTTAATAACAAGCTATCTGAGCCGGTTATCTCTGTACTACCAGAGAAATAATTTTGATATCCACCATTAACACGATTAAATGTAAATAAACTTTGGGAAACATTAAATAGAGTATTTCCCATATCATCTCTTATCTGATCATTATATTTGATTATAAGCTGTGGATGAAGGTCTGCATTGTTAGCGTGTCGTGAACCAAATCTCTTAACGAAACGTGTTACATTGTCTTCTTCTTGGGCATCAATGAAAGACAATCTCCAGCCATAATTTGGTAAATCACCTGCCATGGCTGAACTAACAAGAGTAGTAACATCCATATAAAGATTTTCATCACCACGAGCAAACTGCTGAGTGACTGTTAAATCTTGCAATCCAGCACCGAGATTACCAGAAACTATTATATCAATATTTGAATCGCCGATCGACCCGCTCTCTGCTGCCCCGGATAAGAACCATACATTTGGAGTTCCTGTTACTACGGAAGCAGTAAGAAAGTTTGCTGTATCTAAATCACGAAATGCTACAACGTCTAGACCCCTGCCTTCATCCCAATCTTGAGCAAGCGGTATAAGCCTTATAGAAAAGTTTGAAGGGGTAGTTTGACCGCCGTATACGTCTTTGAGAGAGACGTATGCTTTGAAGCTTGGGTCATCAATATTAAGAAATGAAGCAGTTGTTTGTTGTAATAGTTCGTAATCAAACTGAAGTAAAAACCTTGTTAGTTCTAAGACTCCAGAAATTACAGTTGTACCACTTAATACAGTAGTTTCATCATAAAGTTTGAATAGATCAAGAGTAGCTGCTTGACCCACGTTAGATGTTATACAACGTTGACCAGCAATATATTTGTTAGTTATATATGTGTCTTTGCTTGCTGTTAATATTCTATACATAAGTTAACCTTATACTGCTGTTCCTGTTATGTCGTAATCCGGATATCTGAGTTCAAACATAGAACCTGGTGGACCAAACACAATTCCTCTATATGTATTTCCTTTTATGTCATATACCTGACTTGAATAAACTCTATTGTTAACGGTATTGTATACATTTCCTATTTCTAACCCAACAACAGAAGTTACTCCAAGAGTATTGAAAATAATGTTCTGAATATCGTTATGTATTAACGGCTGTTCAATGTCAAAATTATTTATACTGAAATAGTTTTTAACGTTGTTCAAAACGTTACGTAATACGAGTTCTTTATTTTGAGTAGGGTCAACAACAATTGAAAATTTAACGTTAATATTAATTACTTTTACATCTAAGATGTCAATTGCGTCAGATATTAGTCGGTATTCATTAAGATAAGTGGACAAGTTTTTCTTCAAGGTATCAGAAGCATAAGCTAGTTGATTTTGAGAATTTCTGCATATGACAAACAATTGAGATGCCAATGGATTGTTTGGATTTGAACGAATTGCGGCTCTGAATACACGTCCAAAGTTTGATGGCAAAGTATATACTCTCGCAATAAGATCTTCTTTTGTAACGATACGATTTTGAGTTGCTGTATAAGCAGGTATCTTTGCTTTCAGTTCCTCTGTTGTTGGAGCTTCATCGCCTCCAGAAGCAGAATATCTATTGGTTACATCTGTTGAGTTTCTAACGAAAGCACTAACAGAAGAATTTGGATTATTTGGGAAAATCATTATTAGATTGGTAATGAAATTAATCGTACCAGCTTCTACGTTATTTGCTAATCCGCCACCAAAGCGATAGGTTATGCTTAAGGTGGTGTTTTGAGCTGTAGTACCTAAAGTAGAAGTTCTCAATAGATTTCCTGGGTTAATGGAGAATTTAGAGAATGTAGTTTTGCCATACAAAGGCAAAGCAAAGTCACTTGGATCCGGAATGGCATCATCATTAAGACTATCTGCTGAACCGCCACCAAAGATTAAGCTAGTCAATCTGGTTTGCAATGAAGTGTTTTTAATAAATCTATATGGAGCAGGAACTGGCACTATATTTTCAGATACGGATTGAGAATCATATCCTACGTTGCTAACTCCCTTATATACGGTGTCTTGAGTAAGATAATCAACTTCATAGTATACGTTACCTAATCCGTCAACAACATTAACAATGTCTGTGACATTAGGATTTTGAAGGCTGATTGATCTGTATGGGACGAAGCTGCCTAATGTAAACGTTTCTATTGTTGTTTTGCCAGAGATGCATAGTCCGTCTAATGTGAGAATGAAATTCTGCGGGACATTATTTTGATTGGTAAGACCAACATTGACAGTTGCTTGCAAGCTTCCATCAACTTTTCTCTTTGTAAAATCAACGTCTTCTATTAGTTCAAATTCTGTAGAGTTGCCTGCACGAACGATTGTACCTTTTTTAATAATAGGTAATGCGTCTGCGTCTGGAGCAGTACCATTCTGAAGAGATGGTACTCTTATAAAAAATGTTACAGAAACAACTGATGGGGCCGCCCCAACGATTGGAACTCCAGCTTTTCTCAAGTGTCTTTCTATGTTATTGTTTTCAATCGAGCTCTCTGGAAAATTTTCAAAGAACTGATGATCTAGATAGAAGCTTTGTACGTCACCAACATAAGCAGCTAAATCCAACAACAAACCTCCCAAACTGGCTTCAGAAAAATCTTGAATTCTGTCTGGGAAGTAAGTTCTTGCATAATCTAACAAATCATTGCGTAAGCCGTCAAAATCTTTATTAAGATATCGGCGCTGCCTCATTTGCTTAAGAACTTGTTTTTTTGTATCTGTTGCCATAATATCAGGTTATAAATAATGTTATCTCTAAACCGGTTTCTCCAATATTTGCCAATTGTGACTTATAAATTATTAATATTTTTATAATCCCGGTATATACGTTTTCTAGACGATCAATGTTTGATTCAAAACCGATTAGCTCAACAAAAGGCATATATTTTGTCGCAGCTTTCTTTATTCTAGCCATTGCCTCTGCATCAAAGTTGTCTTTATTTGTAAAGTCTGTGAGCAAAGGTCTGATGTTTGCGCCAAAATCATAAAATGCCAAACGTTCTCCGTGATTTGTTAATATTAGGTTTCTAAGATTATCAGTTATCTGGTCAGCTAAGTTATAGTGCATTTTAAATATAGAGCTACCATCGTCAGTCTCTAAAGGAGTCTTGAATCCAATTGGCAATACATTATCTGCGGCATTTGCCGCAAGATTATTTTGATTGGAGATTACTCCAACATCTTTAAAAGATAGTATTGCCATACTGATTTAAATATACAGAACTATGAAATACCAGGCTTATAAGTTGTTATAGTTCCTGGTGTTATAGAATTAGTAGCAGTTCCCTCTCCAGAGGTTTCGGCAGGCGTAGAAGTAAATGCCCCAGGATCCAACAGTTTCTTTTTTAACTCCTCCAATTCTTCAACAACATAATCATATATTGCATCAGATATATCATTTGAAACACCTTCAAGAGCAGAATCAGTTGAGCTTGGATTTTGTTGTTTTACAAATGCATTCTTTATTGCTGCTTTTAATTTTGCCTTTGACATACTATTCTCCAAAAACCTTCTTTGACTTTGCTTTATCAATTTCTACATTTGGCGCTGATGGAACCGTTTGTGTTGATATTTGTGCGTATGAAGCAACCAAACTTGTTATTGGTGAGTAAGGAGCAGTTGGAGTGGTAGATGCTGATTGGAAACCACTTTTAACCGTATCATGGAAATTTTTAACGAATTGTCTCAAATCATCTATCTCGCCTTGCAGTTTTTTAATTGTATTTTCATATGCTGCATACCTGATATATGGTTGTGCTTCTCCGGTAGCTTGTCCAAGATATATTCTGTTTGCTTCTACTTGAATTCTACCTAACTTATCAATATAGATGTAAGCCAAGTTGCCATCTGGGTCACTTTCCGGATCTACGCTGTCAGTAGGCGTATACGTATTTTTATTTCCCTCTCGCATTATGAGAACGGTTCCGGCAATGTTTTCTTCATCACCAATTTGCGGTTCTCTTCTGGCAATTAAACGCAAATGGTCAGCTTTCGCTACAACATAACTTCTACCAATAAAACCATTCTCAGGCGGCTGCTCATTCGGTATAGTTCCATCTGGATATTCAATACCACCATTATCGCTCGGTATTAACTTATAATTTTCGTCAACTCGGCTTTGTTGAACCACGTATATACGAGCAGCATCATATATCGGGCTTGGATTGCCCTCATTCGGATTAGCAATGTTTTCTCTACTGGTTCTAAATGGATTCTTATCCGTCTCTAGAAATCCACGTGTATTATCTACGATTAATGGCGCAGTAGAAAGTTCACCCGGCGGATTTGTTGTTCCAGAATTTTTTGGATTCTCTCCAATCGCAGGGAAATAACGTCCTCTACCAACTACAAGATCAATAGCACCAGCATAACGAGGCGCACGTCCTTGTTTTGTTATATCAACTGGAGGATTAATTAATGCACCAGAGATGGGACCATTTCTATCCTCTCCTATTACTATAAGAGCATTATTTGTTCCTTGCAAAACCAGTTCTTGTGGTCGTTTTTTCCAGCGAGGAACCGGCTCGGGAGTTATTAATGGAGTGGCAAAAGCTTTGTCAAATATGTTGTTATAAACATTGTTATCTGGTCCATTGCTTCCCAGTTTATTCGGATTTGCCGAGTCTGATGAGTTATCGGTATTCTCTCTCTCTTCTTCGTTGTTTCTTATTGTATATGTTTGTGGAGTTCCGCCTCCATTTTGAAACGTTTCCGGAGAGCTTTCTGTCTTCCTGTTTGCTAAATCTTTTGTTGTATAGTTTAAAGGATTTCCAGTTGGATCAAAACGTCTATCATAGTGAGTATAATTGGGGTCTTCAAATGTTGAAAAACCTGGTATGCGGTCAATCCAATATCCAAGTTTATTTCCAGTACCTGCTAAATCTTCATATATAATATATACTTGTTCGCCTGGGCTGATAGGCAACATGAAATGAGAAGAAAACAATGGAAAGAAAACCATTGTATTGTTAATGCTGGTACCTTCGTTATTTGAAACTATTCTTGCAACAATAGAGTTAGGAGTCATCAAAGGCACAAACTCAGGATTGTTTACTATAGCACTTATTCTATCGATATAGTCATAATCAATAACGGACACATCAGTAACAACATCTAAAACAACTGCCTTCAGTAAAGTAGGCATTTCTGCATTAGTCATTGTTGCTCGTAGAGCTTCGCTACGTAAATTTAGACTTCCACCACCAGTCAATAGTCTGGCTATATTTGTTCCTAATCTCATACTCTATAGATATAAGCTAAAACAAAATCTATAGAATGAATAGAGTTGGACAGATATTATCTTCCGTATTTAGCTATTCCAAGTATTTGATTAACTGGAGCAAAAGCTCCTGTAAGCTTATATAGCTTCCCGTTATATTTGAAAACTATGCCTTCCATGGAACTTGTAATGTTATCTAAGTTATGCAATCTGCCAAGTTCTTTTTCTAATACTTGATTAGAATGTTCCGTTCCGGTTTGTTGGATAGTAGATATTGCTTTTTGAACTTCGTCACGTAAACGTTGTATTTCTTCGTTTGGATTTATTATGAGATAGCTTTGAACCGCTTTTAAAACGTCAACAGCAAACTCTGTAACTATCTCTCTGACCGGATCCACAAATGCGGTATAAAGAACAAGACCATCTTTAATAATAGAACTAATCTTTTTCAAATCTTCTTTTTGAATTAAGCCTTCATTAACCAAATCTGCCAATATCGGCTTCTTGCTTGTTATTGTGTTGTCAAAATCTGAAGCAAGTTCTGCAATATATGATTTAGTATCATCGTCAGCAACGATATCCTTCAGTTTATCTGAGATAATATATTCTTCAAACATTTCTGCAAGTGTATTGTCATTTGACATTCCATACTTGTTCATAACTTCATTTAGAGCTGAAACGGCGACCTCTAGAGGCTCGTTGTTAGAAAGCTTTTGTAATGGAACCATAACTGGTCCAAGAACTTTCCAGCCACTATCTTTGATTGCAGTTTGCATACGATTAACAGAACTAACAAGTTTTGCAAAAGCTGCACTTGTGTCAACATTTAGCGGCTGTCCATTTTCATCATAGACAGCGCCACTCTCGTGAAATACAACAGCATCTTGATCGTAGTTGATAACATTCGGATTTAATGTGCCAACAATCTCCGCTGAATACCAAATCTTCCCATCATTGAATATTTGTTGTCTATCTGCTTGAGGTAATGAAGCGATAGAAGCAGATAACACTTTGAAAGCTTTTCCAAATGCAGCCGCTACCGCTGGTTTATCCGCCCAACGGCTTTCAATTTCATCTGCTCCGATGCCATTAGTTTTAATGTGGGCGGTATTGCGAGCAAATCTTAACCCTTCAGTTGGGCTGAAAGTAAAGAATATGTTTTGACCATCAAGCTTTTCCGTAACGCTCTCTAACTTGCCTTTACTTGCTTGATGAAAAATGGCTTTTAGTTCACCAAAAGTTAATCCTTGGTCTTCATGTAAGTGAGCCATATGCCCACCAAGACCACCTTCTTCCATTTGTTCTAAAACAATAGGACGAATTTTGTTCTTAACTTTTTCTATTAATTGTTGACGTTTTGATAAGTTCATTGTTTAAGACCGGTAGTTTTTTGGATACGGTCATAAATATCATCATCTGACATCATTTCGTCCAAATCCTCTTCACTTGCCTTAGAAACCAACTCAGTTAACTTAAGAATTTGATCATTTGCCTTGCTCATACGTTCCATATAACGAGACAAGTTCTGACCATGAATAGCGTGCTCATTAGGATTGGCATGAACATATCCATAAAGGTCTATCCACATGATATAGGCATTCTTACGGTCTTGAACCGCATTCTCATATATCTGCTTCCAGAGCGCCTTCTGCTTATCTTCTACAGAGGATATCTGATTAAGAAGCGAAGAGAAGTCGTGTAGCTGTTTATTAATCTTTTCATCAAGGTCGTCTATATTAGGACGACGGAAGCCAACTTCCATTCCAGTAACATCAGGTTCATCTGGAGGAGTTTGAGCCACAAATGTTGGGGCAGCAGGTTGATAAACAGGGGTCTTTTTCTTTGCCATATACCCCTAAATATATCAAACTTTCTAACTTATATATAGAATAAATATAATGTTAATCAAATGCTGAACTCGTCACCATTCTTAACATCACGATAATGTCTCTTAAGAGAGCTCAATACAATTGATAGTTGTTTTGAACTTAAAGTTGTGAGTTCCCTTACATAGAGTAATATCGCCCTCTTGCTTAAAAGGTCAACATCTTCAAGATTGCTGATAAGAACCTTAATGGCATTAACTACCATTTTTTCATTCTCAGTCTTAGTCTTATCTTCTATGGCACCAACAAGTTTTGTCAAATGCTCTAGAGTGTTTACTGTAGTATAAAGCTCTTCAAAACCTGGATGATACTGTTGTGTTTCAATCTGTTCAAGGTCTTCTTTTGATAAATTGTCACGGTCGTCTATGGAAATGTAGCTCTGAGCACGTTTCATATTTTGCTTACTTTTAATGGTAAGCCAGTTCTTTGCTACAACGTTAAAGTAAGAGAAAGCTTTACTTCCTTTTTCAGCATTAAACTTATCAACGGCAGTATATAGGAACTGGAGACATTCGTGCTTAAGGTCTTGCTTGCTCTCATACATTACTGAAAACCCGTAAACGTTTATTAGATTTTCTACAAGACTATCAAAGGCAGGAAGTATCTCCTTAACATAAATCTTTTTCTTTTTTTCCGTATCGGCTTCTTGTTGATAAACAACAATCTGCTCTTGTGTTTTATCAGTAAAATAATTGACAAGCGTTGGTTGATCGCCCTTGCGCTTAATCTTTTTTCTACCCTTTTTCTTTTCTGGATATAATACAGGAGGAATAGATTCAGAACGGACTTCAACCGTTAACAATGAGCTAACCTCTTCTATGTCTGCTGATATATCAACGGAAGTTTTCTTGCGTATTTTCATCTACCATATCTCCTCGGAGCAGACGTTCTCTCATGATTCTTTCTTGAAGTTCACGGATATCTGGTTCTTCTTCAACAATTACTGTATATTTCTGCTTACTACGATCAACAAATTTAAGAGCAACACGATTTATGGACATTTTACTATTTTTGACTTCTGACATAGCTTCTTGAACAACCAATTGAACTTCTTTGCTATCAAAGAACAATCTCATTCCAAGTATTTTTTCTAATGTTTTTTCCGTGTCCTCTAATGCTTCAATAGCATCAGAAAAATCATCTTCAATAATCATAATAATCCGTGCAAAACGAATTAGATAAAATATTGATGCTCCTAGTGAAATTAGGAGCATCAAACTCAATATTCCAAAAAATATTGTCATCCTAATACGTCCTTAAGAACTTCTGTGTATTGAGCTGAAACCACCTCAAAAGAATATTCCTTCTTAAGAGTTTCTGACAGCTCCTTAGCCCATTGCTGTGGCATCTGTGGGCTTTCTACAAACTTCTTAAGGCGATGCTTGAAATCATCTTCCTTTACGTTTGCCCATTTGGCGTTTGGCATCCAGATCTGATTATCTACTCGGGTTTGATGAATCTGCTCGAGTCTGTAGTCAAGCTTTACATACTTGCCTTTGCCAAGGAACTCTGTGTGAGCACTCCAACCGGTAGCAATAACTGGAAGACCAGATGCTGCTGCTTCAAGAATAGGAAGACCAAAACCCTCACCTCTTGTTGGAGCTACAAGAGCTTTAATCTTTGGATGACGATAAAGAGCTGCTACTTCATTATCGCTCATATCTCCATGAAGTAGATAGATCTTTGGGAACTCTGCTCCGTTTTTGACTTCCATGGTAAGTTGTGCCAATAGATTTGTAGTTCTTAGACGATCTACAACTGTATGACGACCAGTATTTGTCTTTATTACAACGCCAACATCTGGATTGTCTTTGAACTGCTCACAAATCCATTTAACGCTGTAGAAAAGATTCTTACGATCATTCTCTGGATTGTTTCCAGTAACTTGACCAAATAGTAGGAAATTGGTTTCTGTTTTAATGTCTTCCAAATCAAGTGTTGGTAGTTCTGGCTTGGCGACAGCATCAATAAATGCTTCTGGAATAACAACCATCTTTGTCTTTATTTCGCCAGTATTTGCGAATACGTTTTTAACAAACTCTGATGGAACGATTACAAGGTCCATACGATTGATAGATGAAATCCATGCAGGATTGCAAACATCGCCTTCAACGCCAGCAGTTAATCCAACGTTAAAGTCTGCAAGGAAAGGATTCCATTCGTTTGGTAGCTGTAGTTGAAGAGAAACATCATATTTGTCTCTTTTGCCAGCAGCTTGAATAAGACGACCTACAAGACCATCATGAGCATATGCATCAACAAGCCAAGGAGTAGCGCCCCATGGAAGAGGCTCTGTAACAACATCAATATTACCAGTTCTATCTGCCAAATCAAATAGCCAACGAGCTACCTGACGAGCATGAACGCCATAACCACTTTCGGTTAATACCGGACCACGAAGTATAACTGTTTTCTTTGCCATTACTATATCCCTTATCACTTGATATTGATTAACTTGTTAGCAGGAGCTGGATTAATGCCTGTTAGCTTCCAACGCTTATTTGTTCCAGCTTCCTTGTTAGCCTTAAAGTCTTCTACACACTTTAACATAGTTTCATGCCATTGTTGAACCATATTTTCATACTTGAACTCATGCTCAAGATATTCAGCAGCTTTCTCACGGAACTCTGCCTTCTTCTCTGGTGTCCAACTGTAAATCTCCATAAAAGCATCTGCTAGCTGACGTTCTGTGCAGTAGTCCTCAAAGATATAAGGAACCATCTGTGAACCAACTAATGAACGCTTGGCTGGTTCAATAGCAACGCCGTATTGATAACCATTACGATAATCTTCTACCTGACGTGTTTCGCCGCCGGTCTTAAGAGCAATGATTGGCTTGCCAACCTGTAATGAAATAAGGGTAGAAAGACCGAAGCCTTCATTCTTTGAAATGTTAACTGTTACGTCTGCAAGATTATGCATAACATTCATTTGCTCAAACTGGAGACGATCATTTGAGAACCAAACGTTATCGTTTAATCCAAGCATATCAGATACAGCAAGAAGATTTGGACCTTCCATATCAGCAGGATCTGTGTGCATGATTAGAACTGCATTACGGTGTCCTTCTTTCTTTTCAAGATCATCAAGGAATGTCTTCCATGAGAATAGAACATCGTTAGGCATTTTACGTGTAGCATTACGATTAACCCAAAGAGCCTTAAACCAATCAGCTTTTGCACCAAAGTTTTGCTTCTTTAGTTGTTCAATCTGTTGTTCTGGAAGAGGATTATATACTTGCTTTGGGAAGGTGTGAGGAATGTAGTTGGTCTTCTCTGGGAAATGTGGCTTGACTAGTTCAAATGTCTTATAAGAAAGGCAATTGATTAGATCGGTGCTTTCATACCATGGGAAGTTAAATGCTGGATATGGATCATTGTCCCAAACGTGCCAATAGACGATTGGACATACTTGATGGATTTCATCTTCCATTTCCCAAAGCCAAGTGAACTGACGTGGATCTGTAAACAAGAAGATAGCATCAGGCTGTTCTGCAATGAGAAGCTGACGTATCAATTCCTTGCTTCCAAAGCCGTCTACAGGCTTTACAATGAAGTCAGGGTTCACAGCTATGGTGTCATACTTTGCGTGCTTCATAGCGCCGCCTAAGCAGCGGAATGACCATTGACCGGTCTTGATAAGACCATCAATCAAGAAACGAGCTTGAACACCAACGCCCGATGGCGCAAGTGGATGATCTGAAAGGGTGATTACCTTATACTTCTTTTTAAAATTAAAAGCGGTGAGAAATGTGTTCTCTTCTGACATTACTATCTCCTCAAATGATGTTACTATTTTCGCTAATATATGAGGAGATGTTTAGAACTACAATATCAAAGATTTAAAGCTCTATGATAGTCTGCCTCATACATCATTTCAGCCAAACCACGGAATGTTGTCTTTGGTTTCCATCCCAATATTCTTTCAGCTTTAGCACTATCACCAAGCAATATTGGAACCTCATGTGGGCGATATAGTCGTGAATCAATCTTGACGTGTTTGTTAACGTCTAAACCGGCATGGTCAAACACAACTTGTAGGAACTCACTAACCGTGTGTGTTTCTCCAGTAGCAATTACATAATCATCGCCTTTTGGTTGTTGCAACATTAACCACATTGCCTCAACATAATCTCCAGCAAATCCCCAATCTCTCTTTGCGTCAAGATTTCCAAGATATAATGTTTCTTGTTTGCCAAGCTTAATATTAGCTGCTGCAAGAGTAATCTTGCGAGTAACAAACGTCTCACCTCTTACTGGACTTTCGTGATTAAAAAGAATTCCAGAAGATATATGAAGCCCATAACCTTCACGATAGTTACGGCAAAGATTATGAGCATACAACTTAGCACAAGCATATGGAGAAGCCGGTGTCATACGTGTCTCCTCATTTTGAGGAACGTTAACGTTGTCTCCATACATCTCTGAAGACGATGCTTGATAGAAACGTGCTTGTGGGCAGATTAGCCTATAAGCCTCTAGAAGCTTCAATACGCCACCACCAACTACGTCTAAGGTTTCCTCTGGGACTTCAAAAGAAACTCGTACATGGCTCTGTGCAGCTAGGTTATAGATCTCGTCCGGCTTGTACTTCATAAGAAGAGTATACATAGAACTTGAATCGGTCATATTGCCGTATTCAAGTCTAAAATTTGGATGACTGAAAATTGCAACATCATCTAATCTGTCTGTTGTTATAAGAGAAGTTCTTCTCTTCATGCCTACAACAAGATAACCTTTGTCTAAAAGTAACTTGGCAAGGTAAGAACCATCTTGTCCGGTGATACCAGTAATAAATGCCGTCTTCTGCATAAAGCCCCTCAATCCTCAAATCGTTATCCAATTTCTAGCATATATGTCAGTCCAGTTTTTTGGACCTTGTGGACCAAACCACATTTTTGGAGCAATAACCTTATCACTATCTGATAACCAGGCTCCCCACCAACTAAAGGTGCTGTTAGCTATAATTGAATTTTTACATGATATCATTATAGACAAGTCTTCAATTTCTGTTTTAGACATACTAAATTCTGCCTGTCCAATATCAATATTCTTTCGGCACCAATCAATATCATCACTCAATATGATAACCTTATCTGCGCCTATGACATTTAATGCTTCTTTATAATATGAAACAGGGCAAGTTGGATGAACTTGCGAATGCAACAAATAGTCTTTTCTTCTAACGTGCATGAAGGTATGGTCTTTATATTTCGCATCAACAGGAATATCAAAAAGAGATTTGATATGTTCTCTATTGTGTGTAAAATATTTCTCGCTCTGAAAATATCCATCAAGTGCAAGATTACTATTTGCAGGCACCGGGCTGTAAGAAAAATCTTTTTCTCTATATAAGCTGATGTTTCCTACGTAGGAATCTATCTTAACCTGCTTAAGCTTTTTAAAAATAGTATTCGGAAAGTTTTGAATATTATAGTTTGTTACGCAGTTCCAGCCATCCAAAGTATAAACAAACTCTGTATTCAAGTCATGAGACAATGATGCTCCAGCAGCAATTTGGAACATCATATTTCCTAATCCACCCTTTAATAATGATAAGATCATTTCATTCCTCGTTTTCGTGAATGATATCACATATCCTTGAGATATCTTCCTCTGTCAAATCTTGATGATTTGGGATATAAAAACCTTTTTCATTGATCAAGTCTGCATTCGGAAGCGCCACAATGCCATAGGTTTTATACCAAAATGGCTTACGTGCGAGGGAACCTGCTATCAATGGACGTACTTCAACGTTGTTTTCCATCAATGCATTTGCTATTTTATTTCTATTGTTTGAAAGATATGGATAGGCAAAATTAGAAATGAAATTTTGTTGGTCATTTCTAATGTTAAGAAGACTCTTTGTCAGGAGTCTGTTGTATGTTTGAAAATTGTTATTTCTTATTTTTGCAAAATTGTTGAGTTTATCAATCTGTGTCAAACCAATGTAAGCCTGCAAATCGGTAGCCCTTAAGTTGAAGCCTGGATAATAGAAAGTGTATAGGGCATCAAAATCAGATACCTGATATTCTTTGCGATATTTTTCTTGAACTTCTTTTGGCCAATCACGATCCCAGCCATGAGATCTCATTGAATTAATTACGTAATAAAGACTTTCATTATTTGTACAGACTAGTCCGCCTTCAATCGTGCTTAGATGGTGTCCGTAATATAGAGAGAACAGAGATATGTCTCCAAATGTTCCAAGCTTCTTCCCATTATATTCAGAGCCCATACTTTCACACACGTCTTCTATTAATAGAACGTTATGTTTTTTGCAAAGCTCTAAAACTTTGTCCATCTGTGGCACTAAGCCTAAAACAGAAACCAATATTAAAACAGACGGCTCCTCTTTGATGAATATATTTTCTAGATGCTCTAAATCAACTGACAAGTCAGTAAGATTACAATCACACAAAATAGGCTGCATACCAAGCTGCATTACTGAAGATATGTCTGTAAGCCAACTTAATGTTGGTACAACAACTTTTTCATTTTTAAGCCCAGCTTGTTTAAGAGCAGCTAGCGCCAATAGTATTGCTGAAGAACCGGAATTTACATACGTGGTATGCTTAACTCCCAAATAAGAGGACCATTTTTCTTCAAACTCAATCGTAACTGGACCTTTAGTAAGTCTCGGAATTTGATCGCTAGAAAGCCATTTAGTTAACCGTTCAATGTCGGCTTTATCGATAGTGTCTGAAACCAGTTTTATCTCTTTCATTTATGATGCTCCATATAATGCTTATAGGTTTTTTCAATTCCGGTATGTAAGTCTGTTTTAGGAAACCATCCTAATTTTTGTTGTTTACTTACATCAACAACTTTTTGCTTCATTCCTTCAGGTTTTTCCAAGTTAAATCTTAAATCCGCTTCTGAATTTAAAACTTCTTTAACAGCTAGATAATATTCACGTACCGAATAATCAATTCCTAAACCTACATTCATCATATCAGAAATCAAATCAAGTTTATTAATAGAAAAATATATAAAATCTGCTAAATCCTCTGCAAACATAAACTCTCTTCTTGCATTACCAGTACCCCAAACTTCAACTGGAGTATTTCCATTTATTTTGGATTGATGCGTTTTGTGTATTATTGCCGGGATCATATGACTAGTCTCTGGATTGAACTTATCCCAATATCCATATAGGTTACAAGGAATGAGGGTCTTATACTTATACCCCTCTGTTCCGGCATATACACATAGTTTGGCTATTGCAGTCTTTGCTATGGCATATCCTTCATTTGTCGGTTCCAGTTCGCCTTTTAGTATCGTTTCTTCTGTTAGAGGATTGGTTGCATTTCTTGGATACATACAAGAGCTTCCAAGATTAATTAAACGCTCGATACCTTGTTCTTTAGCAGCGTTCACTAGGTTCAGACCCATAATCATGTTTTCATACATGAAGCCATATGGATTTTTAATATTAGCCTGTATGCCACCTACTTTACCGGCACAATGAATTATCGCATCAGGCTTATGAGTTTTTATATAGGAGTTAACCGAGCCTGATTCAAATAAATTCAATTCTTTTCGGGATGGAGCTAGTATGTCAAAATCATTAGCAGCAGGATGAAGAACTATATTTCTTCCAACCATTCCAGTAGCACCAGTAATTAAAATCTTTGTCATGGAAACAAGCTTAATATACTCTCTATTTTATTTTTAACGTGTTGATTGAAATCGGCAAATTTTAAACAAGCCAAATAATTGCTGTTGACATATTCAAGCTTTTGCATATACGTATCAATCGTCAGGTTGTTGGTTGCCTCAACAACATCATTAACATTGTCAACGATAATAAAACCACGTGTATCAAACCAATCTCCAATATTAGGACAGCCGTAATATATTGGGACGGTTTTTGCGTACAAACAATCAATCAACTTTTCAGTAAAGAAGTTATTGTTTTTTACATTTTCTATGCATATATGAAACATACTCTGAAATAATTGATGCTTTTTATTTCCTAGTCTCGGATATCCATATGAGTTATGTAAGCCACCGGAATAATTGCCGGATATAAAAAAGTTTTTAGGGATATTGATTAGCTGAGAAGAGTTCCATATCTCGTGTCTGAGGTTATGCCCAGACGTTATTGTTTTGCCACCACAGAGGAAAGAAACAGAATATTCTTTATCTTCGTGCTGAAAATCTCTAATCCAACAGGAACCAAATTCCATTAGGTATGAACCGTCAACTTTCTTTAATAGAGTTTCATCATGCGTCAAAAGAAAATCATATGTTTTTTTGTAGCTAGCTAAAGCCTGATATCTTAAGTCACATATTTGATATGGTTCAATAATATAGACAAATCTTAATGTATTTTGCTCTGGAGCAGCCGTTGGTATTTGATTCACATACAATTCAAGCTTCTTTTCATGGTACAAGTCAAAAGATATAAAATCACATTTTATATCTATGTTTAGGTGTGAACTCATGGCTTAATTAAAATTCCTTGACCAGTAGGAGACGTGTATATTACCAAATTATGTTTTGCTGCAAATGAATCATGAGCTTTCTTTTGTTCTTCGTGCTTTGGAAATCCATAATCATCAAATACTATAACTCCACCACTAACTAAACGAGGCCAAAAATGCTCCAAAGCTTTTTCTTCAGGTATTACACAGTTCATATCAATGCTTAAAAAAGCTACTTTATCAATATTGACTTCAGCTAAAGATTCCGGTACTGCTCCTTTTACAATCCGAACATATTCTTTGTTTTTAAAACGTTCAACTACTTCATCATAATATGAAGGAATAGTTTTATAAATTAACGTATTTCTTATCATTTCGTCAGATGTACTATACTTTTCAGAAAGTCCTTCAAAGGTGTCGAACATATAATATTTTTTGTTCGTGTTTTGCAAATTAATGTAACTCAATATTGCCGATGCAAACAATCCAAAACCACAGCCGCAATCAACAAAATCTCCATCTAGATTAGTTGCTAATTTGGCTGCAAATAATAATGTATGTATTCTCCATCGTATATCATATCCATTTAACAATAAACGACCTCTATCAGCTTCAACACAATTCTTATATGCCGAAACAAAATTTTCATCAAACATGAATCCTAAGTTTGCATTTGAAGCAACAATGTCACCATAATAATTCATAATATTTAACCTTTCTCAAAAATCTATTTTCATTTTAATAGCTTACTTTTTCGTAATTCTTGTATGCTTTCTTCATACATGGATTTATTAATATTCTGAGACAAAACCCACTCGGCAAACTTGCAGATTCCATTTGCGAATGTAACTTTAGGCACATATCCTATTTGATTTGCCTTTTTTAGATCTGCGTAATTGTGTCTTATGTCTCCAATTCTTTTTTCGCCAGTTATGATAATACGTGTATCTTTTTGATATAGCCTTTTGAGAGTATTTGCAACTTGTAAAACTGTTGTTTTTTCTCCGGAGCCTAAATTGAATGTAAGCTTTTGTTCAGTTTCATATTGTATACCTAATATTAGTCCATCTACTATGTCATCAATATACACAAAATCCCTTGTCATTAATCCATCTTCAAATATGTATATGTCTTTATCATTTAATAATGCCGTAGAAAATATTGATAAAATACCGGTATAAGGATTAATTAAACTTTGTCCTGGCCCATAAACGTTTTGAAATCTAAATATTAATGCTGATATATCCGGAAATCCTGTTAATATCAATTGTTCTTGTGTCAACTTAGTTATAGCATATATTGATTTAGGATCAAGCTTATCATCTTCTGACGATGGGTATGGATTTTTATTTTTATCCAATGTTGCTTCGCCATAAACTGCTCGACTAGACGCTAATATTATTTTTTTTGTTATTATCTTTTTTTGCACTATCAAATCATTTAATAAAGCAATTGAGCTTATATTTGATTGGCAATAATTTTTTGCCTGATACATGGATTGACCAGTCCCAGTTTCTGCCGCTAAACATATAATTGAATCATACTCTTTATCAAAAATACTTTCATAACTTTTAACATCACTAGCATCGCCAATAATAACATTAGAAATATTTTTAATTTTTTTAAACGTTTCAGAGTTGGTTTCTGGCGAGTTTCCATGCACTTGTTTTGATAAATTATCTATTACATCAATAGACCAGCCGTATTCACTCATTCTCTTTATCAGAGCACTACCAATAAAACCTGCGCCACCTGTGACTAATATTTTCATATTTTTTCCACCATTTCGAAAAACGTTCGAATAGTTCCAAAATAGTAATGAGACATATTAATCATTTCTTTCCCTTTTTAAAATAAGCTATTTTATTAAACCCCCAACTAGTTGGTGGCAAATCAAACAATTTACACTCAACACAATTGTCAGTTATGTAAACGTTTTCTTTTTTTAACATATATGGACTATCAAACGTTTTACTGTCAATATATTTTTCTATCACTTCAACGGTTGAATGATTTTCTTTTACAGTCATATCATAGCCATACAACGTTTTACCATTCCAAACTGTTCGATCTGATGTGTGTAAATCTTCAATCCAATATTGTCCACCTTCTTTTAGGCATTGAAATAAAAAACCTAAACTAATTTGTTGATGTGTAACAACATGACTACCATCATCTATTATGATATCTGGTGGCTCTATATTTTCCATTACTTTCATTAGCGAAAAACGATCTGACTGATCGCATATATGTGTTTTAACACGTTCATTCTCGTGTTGTTTCTGTGGAACTACATCAATAGCATGAATTGAGCTATTTGGAAAATATTCATACCACATTTTCAATGATGGTCCGCTTCCAACGCCAATTTCTAATATAGTAATTTTTTCATTTCTTAGATGCTCAAAATATTTTGAGTATACAGGAGTAAAATGTAAACGAGGTCCATGATGCCCAGTAGAAGGAGCAATTGTACCCTTGTCTGATGCATACAAGTTTGCTAATTTGGTTAATTCATCTAATTGTATTTCCATTGTATTTTCACCTTAAAAATTTTTTTTCCTATAGTAAGCAATTTCTTCTAAATGTTTTTGATTTGAAACATTATTTGAAACTTGATTTTCATGCATACGAATTGTAACACATATGTCATCAATTAATATCGGATTGCCATATTTTTTTCCTAGTCGGATATGCATATCCGAATCATTAATAATAATCAAATTTTCATCGTAATATATGGGTTCTTTCTTGTTGTTAATAAAGAATGAAACAGAAGGACAGCCTAAAAGAGTGCGTATATCAGAATTGATGTGCGGTTTAATAAAGCGAGAAATTTGATTTTCTTGTTCATAGAAATGATTAAAGCCAAAACCACCCCAACTCTTTTCAGGTTCTTTTTGAATTGCAATATTCATTAATGCTAAAGCATCTTTATTGCAAAACCAATCATCCATATGTAATATTTTTATATAATCTCCGGTCGCCAGTTTAAGCCCCTCATTCATATTGATTGAACTATTACCACGTCCACGTTCGTTACGATGATAAGAAATTGGAATTTTCCATTTTTTAACATATTTTTCTATCACATCGTCTTTTGAATGATCGACGATAATAACGTTGTAATTTTTATAAGTTTGCATATCAATACTCTGCAAACATTGTTCTAACATTTCACGACATAGACCTTTATATTCATATGTTGGAATTATGATATCAATCATCATATTTCATGCACTCCAAATACTTTTAAAATGTTTGTTCCGATTGCAGCTAAAAGTTGTGGAGCAGCAGGATTGTATCTGGGATTTGGAACAAACGTATAGTCAACTAAAGGATATTCAATATTACCCAAACGATAACCGTTAATGATAGCTCGGAACCATAGACTCATATCTTCAGCCAATGGCAAACTATTATCATAACCCCCACATCTCTCTAATATCTTACTTCTAAAAACTACAGAAGGATGGGCAATCGGATTTTGTGATTTTAATAACCATCCAACACATTGTTCGTGTTCAGTTGGATATTTCATTTCATGAGTAGGTTCAAATGTATCCGGCTTTACATATCGTAATGAAGTGCCACATATATCTACATTTGGATTCTCTCTCAAATATTCTATTTGAGTTTGTAGCTTCTTTGGATGCCATTTGTCATCAGCGTCTTGTCTTGCTATAAGAGTAGCACCACGACCTAAACAGAAATATAGACCTGTGTTTAATGCCGGTACGATGCCTTTTGTATTACACTTTAAGATATCAATCTTATCATTCCATTTGGATGATTTAACTATATCTTCGGTATTGTCAGTACAGTTATTTAATACCACACATAAGCGATAATCAATATCAACGTTTTTTTGATCAAATACTGAATTAATGGCTCTTTCAATTGTTTTGGAGCCATTGTGAACTGGCATTAAAACATATAATATTTCACTACTCATTTATTTGCCTCAATCCATGCTTTTGCAATATTTGGATGACCCATATGAACTACGTAAGAGTTATTTTTGCTTCCATCCCAAGGACGATGAAATACGTGACCGCCGGTTCCCTGCTCCAACTCTAACGCCTTCTGTTTAATCATCTCGTCCGTAATCTCTTCCCATGTAAGACCTGGGAAGAATGGATTTCCTCTTTCGTCCCTGTCTTCATTATACAAACTCTTCCAAGAAGAGTTCCAAAACGTTCTAAAGTTTCTTATCTTACGCTCTATGTTAAACCAAGAATAATGGTGAACACCTGGCAACTGACTATATGTTTCATTTAAAAACTTCTCTACCTTGGCAACAAGCTTTTCATCTCTAATAGATGCTTGCTTCATTTGTTCAAAACCAGGAGGAAGATATCCGGCACATGGAATGATATGCCCAGTATCTGCATTAATATAATCACAACCATCGGTGCCATGATGGGCATATAACAATCCGTTTTCATATTTGCGGAGTTGTAATGGAATGCCGTGGACAATATATGAATAGTTTTTAGATAAACGCCATTTCCATACGGTTACGTCTAATCTAGCTTTGCCATCTCGTCCCCAATAATCTATCACAGGAAGTGCCAACAAATCATAACCATTTTGCTTCATGAAAGTTTCTGCTAACGGTCTGATTAATGAAATATGATTTTCATGCACTATTTCATCTATGTCAAATTGCCAAAGAACATCACCTGTGCATTGCTTCCTTGACAATGTTTTTGTATATCCATCATACATACCATGATTTGGAGCATTCCAATCAATCTTGTCGCTATGAACAACTTTAAGTTTTGGTTCTTCGGCAGCTAAAGCATTTAGTTTTTCAAGCGTTGCATCTTTGCCATTGCTTGTGTCAAAAACAACTACTTCATCTGCAAATGCCAAGTGACTACGGATGGACTCCAAGTATGGATATTCCATCTCTTCTGCATTACGGACTGTGCAATATGCGCTAATCTTCATTTTATCACCTTGTATATAGAACGTCGCCCCAACCTATTTCGTTGAGACTTTTTAGAGTTTGCTTAAATCCAAAACGAGAGAGATATGCATCCATATCTCCTGCACCACGGACCTTTGTGTGTATATTTCTTATAAATGACGGTGTACGACTAAGATTATTTTCAAACCCTTTTAGTACCTTTATCTCACTACCATCATCTACGTCAACTATCAAAGTATCATATCTTTCAATTGGCAAACGAGCAATGTTTTCTCTTTGAAAACCATCAAACGTTTTTGAAACATTATGAATATCTTTATCTAAAAAGACCTCGGTAATATATTGCTGTATTAAAGGATATTGCTTGGTTTTGTTATATAGTTCAGACAAATTACCACGATTTCTATCCAGCCATAATACATGATGAACATGATTATCTGAGTAGATTCTCGCCTGATCTCCAAGGTTTGTTCCAACATGAATTATCCCACTAACAGGACGACCAATTTCTTTTAATAGAGCACGAAATGTAATATTCATTTTTTCTTACCTAACCTTATTGTTCCAATAAAAATTAAAACTGCTATCCCTAATACAGCAGCGTTCATCCAAATCATAAACATAAAAAATCCTGTGGCTTTACAGCTCACAGGATAGTTTATCTCACGCCGGTTTTTTTGGTTATATCAGGTACAATGATCCGTGCCATTATAATCGCAGAACCTACAAGATGCCCTGTTCTTAATCGCTCTACCACTCGCTACTTGATTAATCATATTGTTCAAAACCTCAAGAGCCTTGGCTTCTGTCTTCGGTCCTACACTTACCGGAACAAGCTCACAACGACTGTTATCGCTCTTGCGGGGCGTCCTCTTAAGCAAGACAAATCCACACTTAACCTGATCAAGACGTAGATTGAAAAGGCGGCAGAAATAATGCTTATAGAAAACAAGCTGTAGCTGCTTTTGGAAATCTCTCTTCTTCATAGCGTCCCAGCCCCATGAAGTAGTCTTCCAATCCAAAATCCAAAACTCGTATCCGTCACCAAACTCTTGTTTCTCTTCGTCCGTCTTGACTTGACCAACCAACTCAGACAGACGCATTGGAACAGCCTTGCCTTCACTATCTGGAAGGGAACTGCCACGCTTCTTACGAGCATTCTTCGGCATACGAATAACAGTATCAATGTAGCCCTTAAACCACTTATTTGTTTGTCCTGCCACACTTTCATATAGAGCGTGCTCGGCGGCAAATCCCGTCCATCCTGGGAATGTTTCATCCATAAACGCTGGAACCGCATTCACAATCTCAGGAATAGAAGCAGCAAAATCATTGAAATCCTTATCGGACACTTCAACGTTATGCTCCTCCTTTAGCTTATCACAATGCTCACGAAACTGCTTTGTAGCAGCAGCGATTGTATCCTCGTTAAGCTCATGCTTACCAAGAATAAAGTTTTCAAGAACGTCGTGAATTACCTGACCGTATTCTGTGTGAATACTTGGCTTTCCAAGACTGATCTTTTCAACGTGCTTGAGACGATGGCGATAAGAACAATCCATCCAGTCAGAAATCTCAGAATAAGAAACGTGATGCTTTCCGGTTGGAAGGGTTGTTGGATCTTCAAATAGTGGTAGTTGGTACTTCATTATATTACTTCATTTGTGTATGACGAATTCCAAACTTTGCATTTAAATGGAATTCACAGAGATTACGAGCGTTAGAATAAGAGAATGAACTCTGCAATCCTCCCTTAATCTGATTTACGATATCAACTGCGCTATGCTCACTTGCGTCAATTAATGTTGAAATGCCTTCGGCAGTAGGCAAAGAAGAGACGTTACGAATGGTTAGCATTGCATCCTTGCTTGCCATACCACGATAAACCTTCTTACCTCCTACACGTTCACCAGGAGCTTCACGAGCACTTGCAAACAAACGTCCACACATTACAAGATCAGCACCGGCACCAAGAGCCTTGGCAATATCTCCAATCTCAGAAATACCACCATCAGCTACAATAAGAGGCTTATTGCCATACATAGTATGTAGAACACTAGCACATTCCATTACAGCACTAAACTGAGGAACGGTAACACCAGTAACATTCTTTGTAGTGCAAACATTACCGGGACCAATACCGACCTTTACAGCATTAGCGCCCCATGAGGCAAGATCCTTAACAGCTTGACCCGTAGCAACGTTACCAGCCATAATGAAAACGTCTGGATAAGTGTCTCGTAGCCAAGTTGTCATATCACGCATCATACGGGAATGACCGTGGGCAATATCAATAACAAAGTAGCGGGCACCTGCATCATATAGAGCCTTTGCACGAACCTTGCTTTCTTCATTTACGCCGATAGAAACAAATGAAGGAATTGCAGCATTGAACTCTGCTACATTTTGATCAATCGGCATGAAACGATGAATAGCTCCGATAGCACCTGCACGATGCATAGCAGTAGCCATTTCACCACCGGTTACTGTATCCATATTAGCAGAAATAACGGGAACATCAATCTTAAGTTCACCAAGGCATACGCTTGTGTCAACTTGAGAACGAGAGGTTACTTCGCTATATTGAGGAACAAGGAAAATATCCTTGTAGTCAAGAGCGCCAATATCAACGTAAGGCTTATAAAAACGATCACTCACGGTATTCATCCTCGTCAGGCCATTCAGTATCCTGTTCATAATGCTCCCGATCATTTGGTTCTCGCTCGGGAATAAAAAAAACATCATCTGTATCGGGCGTAAATTCTGTTTTAGTCTTTGGTTCAATAGTCATTGCTTCAACTCCATTTATCAGAGTAGCACATATTATTGCCCATTTAAATCATTTGTTTTCTTGTAAAATACGCCAGAAACGAGCAGGACCATCAATCAAATATT